CAGGGTGGCCCGGGGCGGGTCCGGTGGGTCGCTGCCCTGCCCGGGCTCCAGCCTGCCACCACCGGACGCCCCGGGCCACCCTGGCCCGGGGCCACCCGTCACCCCCTCGCGCACCGGAAAGGCCCCCCATGATCACCTGCGCTGCCGACCTCGACGGCCTGGACACGACCACCCTCCCCGACGACCAGGTCGTCCTGGCGGTGCTGCTGGCCGAGTACGACGTGACCCACTGCGCCGAGCACGACCCCTGCCGGGGCCCGGACCTGTCCCTGCACCTCCGCCGCGAACAGGCCGCCCTGGCTGAGGCCGGGCGGCGGTGGGGCGAGACCGGGGTGCTGGCGTTGGCCGCGTACGGCGCTGACCGGCTCCGGATCGTCGCCCAGGAACTCGTCGACCTCGCCCGCCACCAGCCCGGGGCGTACCTGGCCGTGCTGACCGGCCAGGCGGCCCCCACCGCGCCACCCTGCCGGGCGGACACCCTGCTGAGCGACTACCACCGGTGGGAACGGGTCCGGGCCGGCTACAGCGCCCGTGCCGGGTACCTGGAGGACCATGGTCGGGACCAGGAAGGTCCCGAGGGTATGTCGCTGACGGCGCTGCACGAAGCCGCCGACGACGCCGCCGCTGAAACCGCCGACGCCGCCGGGTCCCTGATCGACCACATCTCCACCACCGCGCAGACCCCGACGGTGTGGCGCACCCACCAGCCGCCGCTGTCCGTCGACGAGACCGCCGTGATCGCCGGGCTGCTCGCCGCCACCGAGGAAGTCAACCCCGACGGGATCACCCCGGGCTCGGAGGTTTGGACCTCCCTGCGTGCCCGGTTCCCCGCCGAGTTGTTCCACCAGTGGGCCGCCGCCGTCGACGGCCGCTACGACCACACCGCCGGGTGCTGACCCGGCCCGAAGGAAAGGACCCCAGCATGTGCCCCACCCCGCCCGAGCCCACCGAGACCGCCGAGCACCCCGGCGCCCGGTGCCCACTGTGCCGGGACCCGCAGCGCTGCACCCACCCGGGGCCGTGCCTGCTGGGTCTGGGCTGCGCGCTCGACCACGACTCCGGCCCCACCCACCGGGAACGGCTGCGCCGGGCGCTGGCCGACGCCCACCACACCCCGACCACCAAGACCGAGGACATTGCCCTGGCCCGGGTCCTGCTGGACCGCCCGGTGACCACCCTCGGGCACTGGGCGCCGTTCCACGCCGACGAGCGGGCCGTCCTGGACCGGGTGCTGTGCCCGGTCCAGGACCTCTACACCGCCCACCCCGAACTGCTCACCGACCCCGACGCGCAACTGGCCGCCGCGTTGCTGACCGACGGGTCCTGGCAGGACTGCTGGGTCGTCGCCCTCGCCGGGCTGGACCTCGACCCGGTCCCGCCCGGCTCCTGGGACGAGCTGCTCAGCCCGAACCCGGGGCCGAGTACGTGACCGCCCCGGAGGACACCGACGGTCCCGGCACCGACCGGGTCCGGCCCTAGCACGTCCTGGACCCCGACGGGGTGTCCTGGGTGGATGAGTGGTTGGCGGCGTTCCTGCCGCACTCCCCGACGGTGGCGGCCGCGGCGGGCCGGGCCGGCGGCCGGTTGTTGCCGTGATGATCGCGTGCCGTAGACTAGATCATACCACGCTATCAACCCGGAGGGACGGGCCGATGCCGCCGCAGCACCGCCGCTACGCCAAACATCGGCGCCAGTCCGACGGTGCGGCGTTGCTGCGGGTGGAGGGCCGCCTGTTCGTCGACCTGGACGAGGCGGCCACCGCGCTGGCGTTGGTGTACCAGGGCCAGCCGGTGCGGGAGGGGTTGCACAGCGCCCAGGTCGGGCTGGTGCAGGCCGGACACGACCGGGTTCTGGAGTCGGTGTCGCGGCGTGAGTCCGCCGACCCCGACCTGGTCGCCGCCTACCGGGCCAAGCTGCTGGGCCACGGGGTGTTCCCCGACCCCGACCGGGACCCCGACGCCCCGGCCCCGGAGCCCACCCAGACCAAACGGATCGCCCGCTACAAGCGGGCCGACGGGACCCCCCTGCTCCGCGTCGACGTGCCGACCCACCTCGACATCAGCGAAGCCGCGACCGCTCTGGCCCTGGTGTACTCGGGCCAGCCGGTACGGTTCGGCCTCAATGGCATCCAGGTCGGGCTGGTCGAAGCCGTGCGGGACCGGGTGCTCGAACGCCCGGACGCGTACCAGTTGGCCGCGGCGGGCGCGGTCGCCGACTACAAACGGGTGCTGATCAACTTGGGTGTGTTCCCGGACCCCGATGCGCCCACCGACCCGGCCGGCTCCGACCAGTCCTGAGCCGCCCCGCGCTGCCCGCCGGTCGGGGTGGCCGTAGTGCTCGCGGGAGACCGGGCGGATATGCCTCGGTCACAGCGGCGCGGTCGGTGCCCCGGGTGGGGTAAACCCGACCGGAGGACGGTCTGGTGCCGCACCGTGGAAGACCACCCCGTCGGCCCCTCGACGCCGGGCCGACTGGGGTGGTAGCGGATCCCAACCCATCCTGTTCCGTGGTTGGATCTCACTCATGACAGGGAGGGAATCCCTGCGGGTGTGAACCGCAGGGCTCCCCGTCGCCGTAACAGGAACCGCCGCCGAGGCAAGGCACCGTTAACGACCCCCCGACAGCCCAGAATCCGTTATCCCACCGCCACGTGGACTGACTCATAGCACTGCCGGTTGACCCGAGCCTACCGCACGCCTCACCCGAGATCGGGCCGAACCGCTGTGCGGGAAGGCCGCTGTGCACCTCTATGCCAGCACTCCGCCCCTGACCGGCCCACCCGAGCGTCCTCGGGGTGTCTACCCCCCGACACGGAACTCGGGGTCTAGCCTGCACCGCAGGAGTTCGGAAACGGAAACGCGTCCCGTGGGCGACAACCCACAAGACGCGTTCGGGATCAAGGTCCCGGCTCCCGAGCCGCTCGCGAAAGTGGCTCCCTTACCCACCCGCATGGCCTTGCGGGTGGCCCACCAGCGCGGCCGCCGAGCCGCGCGCGCTCGCCAGTCTAACTGGTGGTTGCCCGCTCGGGCCAATCGCCACAGCGGGCACAGGGGTCGACTGCGGGGCCGGGAAGGACCCCCGGTGCCCCACCCACCAGCACCCGCCGCTCCCGGCCGGGTGATCTCATGAGTTACTTCGCGCAAGCCTGGGCCGAAGAGGCGCCTGTCGCGGACGTCTACGAACGGGCGATCATCACCCTGATGTCGCACCGCGCCCGTAACGACGGGACCGGCGCCTACCCGAGCGTCAAGACGATGTCGCGGTACGCGCTGTGCGACGAGAAGACCATCGAGCGCCGCGTTCGGGCGCTCCGCAAACGCCGGATGATCGCTCTGGGTGACCAGGCGCTGGCTCAGCACCTGCCCGCCGACAAGCGGCCCCAGGTCTACGACCTCCAGATCCCGTTCTCCTGGTACAGCGCCGCGCAGCTCGGTCAGGTCAACCGCGAACGCGCCGACCGCGGCGCCGGGCCCCTCACCGAGACCGACCGGCCTCCCCTGCCGCCCGCCCCGCCGCGCAAAACCCGCGCCGACCGGGGCACCACCCGCACCCGAGCGCCCCGCACAGCCCGCCGTCAGCCCTCGGCCGACGACGGGTCCGACGACCCCGCGCCAGCCGCCCGCCCCGCACCTGCACCCGAACCGGCGGGGGGACTACAAGTCCCCTCGGCCGCTGACCTGGGCCCGAGCGGCGAGGGGACTACAAGTCCCCTCGCGGGGGGACTACAAGTCCCAGGCCGGGGGGACTACAAGACCCCCAATACAGTCCTGGAAAGAGAAACGGTCCGAGGTACTGCAGGGGGGCCCCCCCCTGCACCCCCCGACTGCCTCGGCTCCCAAAACCGGGGAGCCGAGGCAACCGGAAATCGTGGTCGCTCTGGGCGGGTGGTTGCTGCACGACTCACCAGGGCCCGGGCCCCCAGACCGCACGCGGGCACGCGCGCGAGCGGCCCCCACCGCCCAGGATCGGTGCTCGTCACGGTCATGGCTCCGACCTGGTCACGACCGGGTAGCACTGGCGCCGCGGTGGTGACCTCACACCTGCCGATCCCGGCCGGGTGGTGGTGACCGGTGTCCGCAGCGCTGCCGCTGCTCATCCACGCCGCGTGCGCCGGCTACCCCGAGCCGCTGTGGGACGACACCGTGCCCGGCGAACAGCCCGCTACCCGCCGTGCCCGGCACCGCCGGGCCCTGGTGATCTGCTCGACCTGCCCCGACCGTGACCAGTGCCACCCCGGCGGCGCACTGACGACCAGCGGAATCTGGGCCGGCGAGCCGGTGCCCGAGCCCACCCGCACCGCCCGCTGCCTCGGCTGCGGGGACTTCTTCGCGGCGCCGAGCTCCCAGTACCGGTACTGCCGGCCGTCGTGCCGGCCGCCTCGCCACCGCCCGCCGCGCCCGCCGCGCCCGGCCCGCTGCCTCCGCTGCGGCGACCCGTTCACCCAGCGTGATTCCCGGCACCGGTACTGCCGGCTGTCGTGCCGACGTCCACCCCGCCCGCCGCGCCCACCCCGCCCTCGCCGCCCGGGCCGGGCGGCCCCGCTCGTGCTCCCTGACCGGGTCTGCGCGCACTGCCCCGCCCGCTTCGCCCCGATCAATCGCACCCACCGGTACTGCGGCAGCTGGTGCCGGCGCCGCCACGACACCGAGCTCCGGGCCCAGCGGCGGGCGCAGCGCCGCGACGCCCACCCGCCCCCGCCCGCGCCGGTACCACCGGAGCCGCCCGGGCTCACACCACCGGACCGGGCTGTGGTGCTCGCCGTCGCCCACGGCCAGGCGCCGCTGTCGAGCCTGCCCCGGGAGCACCGCTGGATCGCCGCGCACGCCCACCGGGCCGCCGGTCTGAGCACGGCGGAAAGCGCGGCGCTGCTGGCCTGTTCGCGGAGCTCGGTGCTGCGCCACCGCCAGCCGCCACCGGCCGGCGCCGTGGCCTGACCCGGCTACGGCCGGGGCGCTACCCCGGTGACGCCCCGCCGGCGGGGGGCCCGCTGCCCCGTCCGCCGACCCGCGACCCGGTACGCCGGTGGCACCCCGTCCGCGGCCCGGGCCTCCCGGTAGCGGCGCACCTGTTCCTTGGCCTCCCGCGCGTCGGTCACCGCCACCCCCGCCCGCTCCGCGTAATAGATCACCGCGTTGCACGTCTGTTTGAGCGTCGCCGGGGCCAGCCGACCGACCTTCACCTGGTCGGAGACGTACTCCAGCAGCCGTCCGTGGGCCAGCTGCACCACGTCGGCCTGGTAGCCCTGCGCCGCCGACCACTCCGCGAAATGGCGCCACCGTGCCCGGTAGGCCCGCAGCGTCTCCTCGGCGTACACCGTCAGCAGCGTCGGCCGCAGCTCGACCGAGCTCAGCGACCCGGTCAGCGAGGTCACCGCCGGGCCGACTACCGCCTCCGTGACCTCCGTACCCATAACCCCCCAGTATGACAGACGGCCCACACCCTCGGCCGCCCCCTCCCCTCTCGGCCCCGGGGTGAGCCCTCTCGGCGATCATCGCTCAGCGTACCGGCCACCCCGGCGGCCAAAAACGGGTGGTACCCCCGGGTACCACCCGTATCTAGTGGTCGGCCGGGGTGTAGGGTTCCCTTCCATCAGCCGACGGGTGATCGAAAACCGGGTCGGGACGGAGGTGGAGGCCGTGCGTCAGCCAGCCTGGTTAGAGCCAGGTCTCCACGATGGTGGAGTCATCGTCGGGGTGGCGGTCCAGCCGGGTCAGCCCCAACCGGTCCGCGAGGTAGCCCTGAACCAGGTCCAGCGGGCCGACCATGTAGTGGCCGGTCAACCTCGACCCGTGCCCGGTGACCACCCATTCCCGGGCCTGGTGGCCACCGGGCACGGTCGCGGGCTGGTACACGACCCACATCGTCAGCTCGTCCCCGGCCACAGCTACCGGTTCCCGGCGGGCGGCGGCGAGGGCGGCCCGAACATCCGGTCCCGGCGGGCGGCGGCGAGGGCGGCCCGAACATCCGGCGGGTCCCGGTCGGCGGAGCGCATCGCCGCGTCGTAGAGGTCCTTGGTCCACTGGGTGTCGCCGAGGGCGGTGTGCTTGGCGTAGCGGGTGCCGTCGATGCCGAGCAGGGCGCACAGCTCGTCGCTGGTGTAGGGCGGGTCCATCCGCACACCTCGGGCGGCGAGGGCCCCGACGGCGAGAACCTCGGAGTCGATGAGGTGGTAGTGCCCGGGCCAGCACTGCTGGTTCCGGACGAGCAGGGCGGTGAAGGACTCGACGTCGAAGGAGGGGACCGCCCCGACGATGTGCACCGGAACCGCGGCGTCGCCGACCAGCTGCGGGCGGAGTCGTGCCATCAGCCACCGGGCCGCTTCGGCTTCGTCGGCCACGACCTTGCACCCTTCCCCCGGGATGCCTCCGTGGTCGGGGTGCCGGTGCCAGAAGTGCCCGACCTCCAGGCTCTTTCGGTCGGCTGTACTCAGGTCGACTTTGTTGATGATGATCTCTTCGCTGATCTCGACGCCGGTGGGGCTCCGCCGGATCAGGCCGATGTTCCAGATCCGGCGGAGGGGCCCGAGGCTGGTGGTTTCGGTGTCCGCGAACGCGAGAGTGCTGCGGTCGGTCATGGTGTGCGATCATGCCGTGCGTCCCGCCCTCGACGGTGGGCGCCCCGGCCCGTGAGGACGACGCACCCGAGGACACCTGTGAGCCTGATCCACCTGGCCGACCAGGTCGTCGACCTGCTCGGCGCCGAGAACGCGACCCGGTTGCGCGCCGGGGAGCTGGTCGCCACCTCCCAGTACCAGTGCCTGGTGTGCCGGACCGACGGTGACCTGACCCGCGACGCGTCGTGCGGGGTGCTGCTCACCACCGACGTCAGCATGACGGTGGTGTGGGTGCACCACCGGTGCGGGCCCAGCGAGGTCCTGCCGCACTACCAGCTCGCTGCCCGGTACGGCCGCCCCGACGACCCGACCGACGGCCCCTGTTGCCTGGTGCCCGACACCACCGCCACCACCCTGGTCTCGATCAAGGACGTGATCTACCCGGCGCTGGTGATCATCCCGGGGAGCAACTTGCGGCTCGTGGAAAGCCCGGCCCGGATCCGGGACCAGTCGGTGGAGGAAATGCGGGCGCAGGGGTTCGGGCGCCTGGACTTCGCCGGCCGGATTCCCCCGGTGCGGCTGACCCGGTGGCTGGTCGTGCTCCGCGGCGGGTGCCTCACCGAGATCTGGCGCCCCGGGACCGGGGCGTGGTGGCAGGCCCAGTCGGACACCCCGCTGGACGCCGACTGGTTAGCGGCGGCCGGCAAGACCCGGCGGGTGCTGCTGATCCTCACCGCGACCGCGATGCCCGAAGGGGACCTCCCGGCGTTACGGGCGGCGATGGTCGCCGCCGCCGACGGTGACCGGCTGGTCGCGGCGCTGGTGTCAATACGGGGTGTCTAAGCCCCACCCCTGGTTATGCTCAGCCCGGTCCCATCCCACGTTAGGGGGAAAGCATGTCCATCCAGGCGCTGCGTACGGCATGGCACGCGCCGGCGGACACCGGCCTGGAACGGCTCGTGCTGCTCGCCATCGCCGACCTTGCCCAACCCGACGGAACCGGCGCCTACCCGTCGCTGGAGCTCCTCGCGGAGCGGTGCGTGGTCGATGACCTGGACCTGGTCCAGGACGCGATCAACGCGCACCTGAACCGGGGCACGCTGACCGTGCAGGAGAGACCCGGCGCCGCGCCGGTCTACTCGTTCGCGGTAGTCCCGGTATGAGCCGGCAACCCGCAGACGGTGATCCGCCACTCGGTTTCGTCTTTCGTGCCCCGCCACTTGCTGATGAGCACACCGGTGGACTCAGCGGTCCCGAAACCGCCGACGTTTACCAGCTCGTCGTCCCCGGCTTCGTGTGGTCGGCGCTGATCACCTGGCTCGCCCGGCAACAGTGGGTCGCGGCCCGGATGCCCGACGTCGAGGGTGAGCTGCCCACCTACATCGCCCAACCCGGCCCGGAGCTGCTGGCCGTTCCCGACGGGACCGGCTGCGATGGTGGTGTGCCCGTCCGCCTGCAGGTCGGCGAGTCAGCGCAGTACGAGGTCGGGGTCGCCGCGACATCCGCTGAGGTTCCCGACCTGCTCCGCCGCGTCGCCGACGAACTCACCGGCTGGGGTGAGTCACCGAACCAGCCTGGCGCCCCCGACCCCGCCTCGGCTCCCGTCTGAACCCCGGCCTGATACTCAGAACGGGACCGGGATCCCGACCGGGTCGACGTCGGCGACCTGGGTGACCGTGAACAGCTCCGGCGCGTCCACCGGGTGCCCGCAGAGCACGAACCCGGTGTCGGTCAGGGTGACTGAGCTGACGTCGAGCACGGTGCCCTCCGCGAGCTCCCAGGCCGCGCCGACCAGCCCGTCCGGCCAGGTGACGTAGGCCAGGACGGGCTGCGTCAACACCGCACGCTGCCGCGACACGGCGACCAGTGTAGGGACCCCCACCGACCGTGGCTGATCACGCCGCGCCGTCCGGGACCGTCACCACGCACAACTCCAGCCGGTACGCGCCGTCCGGGGTTTGGGTGAGCTGGAGGTACTGCACCTGCTGCCCGGGCACCACCGGTGTCCCGTTACGGGCCAGCGCCGCCAGCACGGCGCTGACCACACTGGGCCGGCATTCCGGCCCGATCAGTGGTGCCGGCGTGGCCGCGGTGGCCGCTGGGGCCGGTGGTGCGGCGTGGACCGGTTCGGTGGCGCTGGCGGTGGCGGTGGCGGTAGCGGTGGTGCCGCCGAACACCACCAGTAACGCCGCGATGACCGCCGCCGCCGCCCCCTGGAGTGCACGTCCCCTCATGGGGATCACCTCTCTCAACTCTCGATCAACGATGGAAGAACGGCAGGAAGTCCCCACCGTGCGCGCCGAGCCCGGTGGGGACCACGGGCCGCACCGCCACGGTGTTGACCCGGTACGACGTCGACGGCGTCGACGCCCACACCCCGGGGTCGTCGCTGGCGGCCCGCAGCTCCCGCACCGCCGTGGCCACCGCCGCGCCGCCGGCGGTGGCGCCGCTGCCGTGGCTGTCCAGCCCCCCGTAGTTCGCGGGCGCCGCGGTGGCCACCCCGAGGTTCGACGCGATCAGCAGCGCGGTGATCCACAGGGTGTCCTCGACGTCCCACGCCGCCGGGTTCAGCGACGGCGGGTTCGCCGCGAGACCGACGTTCACGACTTCGGTGCCGATCGCCGGGGGCGTGCTCGGGTGCGCCCGGTCGATCCGCAGCAGCCGGGTCGCGGACCTGGCCGCGACGCTGGTGGTGATGTCGAACCCGACCTCCCCGGCCCCGGCCCACTTGTAGGCGGTGGAGAACGGGACCGTGGTCGCGGCCGCCTCGAACAGCTCCGTCCACACCCCCGGCCAGGTGATCGCGGCGCTGGCGGCGGCCTGCGCGGCGCAGAACCCCAGCAGCAGGTCCCCGGCCACCACCCCGGCCGGCATAGCGATCGGGTGGGTGGACCCGGCCGTGTTCAGGGAGCTGTTCGCGGCGGTGACCACACGCGGGAACATCAGGCGAACCCTTTGAGGAAGAAGGTGACCAGCCACTTGCTGGTCGGGCCGTGGTAGATCGCGCCCATCAGGTCCCGCTTGCTCGCCGTGGTGGTCAGGGTGACCACGGTGAGGTCGGCGCCGAAAACGAACGCCGAGCTCAGAGTCAGGGTTCGGCTGCCGGTGCCGTCCTGGGCGAACTCCCAGATCACCGGTTGGGTGTCGGTCGGGTTCGTCGGGTCGCCCAACGTCCGGTTCCCCCCGAGGGTGACCCGGAAGTAGCTGCCCAACGCGGCGTTCGTGGCGATCGTCGCGGCGTCGGTGAGGGTGACCGCCGGGTACGCCACCAGCGGCAGGATCGTGCCCAGCATCAGATCCCCGGTGGGGAACTCCCGGACGAGACCCGAATCCAGGACCAGGGGTCGGCGGACGGCCATCAGGCCAGCACGATCGCGGTGCCGCGCTCGAAGTTGATCGCGGTAGCCGACACTGCCACCCCGAGACGTTGGACGACCTGCCCCGCGCCGGACGGTGCGGTGCCGGTGCTCTGCCCCGGGGTGGTAGCGGACAGGTACACCGGCCCCGGTGTGGCCCCCGTGACCTGCGTGTTGGTGCCCTCGAAGTACACGGTCGCCGTCGCCGAGCTGGAGACCGCCGCTATCACGAACCCGTCGGCCTCTTTGCCTGCGGCGCCGGCGTCGGCCTTGCGGGCTTTCGCGCCGGTGCTGTTCCAGATGTTAACCCAGTCACCGGCCGCCAGGGCCTCGCTCGCGGTGACTTGGGCGGTGTCGCTGGAGGCCACGCCTACCGGCATCACCGAGTTGTCCAACCGCCCGGTGCCGTCCAGGGCCGGGATCTTGCCGGCGTCTCCCGCCCCGGCCGACGTCACCAGGCCGGCGCGTTCGGTGAGGGTGCCCGCGCTGTTGTAGAGGTATTTGTCTGCCACCGGTGACGCTCCCTTTAGATGAGGACTATCGACGGGTGTCGGTCGAGGAACACGGTGCTCGGACCGGTCGCGACACCGATCGTGGCGAGGAACAGCGCCGGCGGGCTCGGCGGCGTTTGGGTGATCAGCCCACCCGACCCGAGGTACAGCGGGCCGGGTAGCCAGGCCCAGCTGGGTTCGGTGAGGGTGCCGTAGGCCAGTACCTCGACCACCGAGCCCGCGGCGGCGGCACCCAACGTGATCCAGATCGGGGCGTTGAGGTGCGCCGCGGTGGTGTTGTCGGTGTACTCGAGGAGACCGTCGGGTCGGCGGGTCACGGCCCGGTGCCCCGACAGGGCCACCGCCGCGACGCCGGTGAGCCGCACCTGCCCCGCCGCGCCGGACCCGGCCGGCCCTGGTGGCCCCGTTGGGCCTGGTGGGCCGGCGACCGGCACCAGGTGCCCCACGCACCGCGGCGGGGCGGGCATCTGGATCGTGCACAGCGGTGGGGGCACGACGTGCACGGTCATACCTGGACCTAGGCAGAGGTTCACCGCTCCACCACCCGCACGTCGCCCCGGTACCACACGATCGGTTCGGCCCCGACCCGGACGTGGCGCAGCTCAGCCCGCCGCAGCCCGGTCTGGATGATCTCGGTGACCTGCGCGATGGACTTGGACCACGACACCCGGCTGCCGGTGATCGTCGCGGTCCACACCACGTCGGCTCCGCCGTAAAAGCACAGCTCGATGAGGTCACCGGCGGCCAGGGCGTCCGGAGGGACATCCAGCGCGAGGGGCCAGGGGCCGCCCTCGACCAGGATGACGGTGAGCCGGCCCGGTTCCCATCCGAGGACGACGCCGCTCACGGGGCGCGCGGCTCAACCGCCGGGACCGACCCGGCCTGCAAGCCACCCCCGTCGGGGACCGGCTTGTCCGGTGTGGTCAGCCAGTCCAGGAGCCTGGTTACCAGCACGACCAGCACCCCGCTGACGACGGCCCGCACGATCATCGGTGGCCCTTCGGGACGGCGGGGATCCGCATCCCGGCGGCCACGGCCTACGCCAGTCCCGGTGGGTGACTCAGGGCGCAGTGTAGCGGGCCGGCCCGCCGCTACCGGGCGGCGAGGAACTCACCGTGATCGTGTGGTACCAAGTCACCCATGAGCGCCAGATCCCACCCGCCCGAGATGACTCTCACACGCCGTGACCGGCGGGTGGCGTTCGCCGCTGGCGCCGGCGGTGGGCTCGTCGCGTTGGTCCTCATCGCCCTGGCGGTGGTCATGCTGCCCGGGTTCTGGCGGCCGCTGGCCGGGCAGGTCGCGTTCCTGCCCGCCGCCGCGCTGGTGGTGTACGGGCCCGGCTGGTACCTGCGGCGGTTCGCGGTCAGGCGCCCGTGACCGCTCTGGACCCGGTGGCGCTGGACCGGCTCACCGAGGACGCGATCACCGCCGCCCGCCGGTTCACCCCCCGGGTCCCCGACGCGCAGGGGCGGCTCACCTGGTGGCAGCTCAGCTTCACCGACGCTGACGGCTGGTTCCTGGGCGGCGCGCTGGTCGAGGGCCCCAGCCTGGCGGTGGCGCTGGCCCGGTCACACCTGCTGGGCTGCAACCCCGGCGGGGCACCGACCGCGTTCGGGTTCCGCGCGACCTGGGTCCACCCGCACTGGGTGGAGCGCCACCTCACCGCGCGGGATGTGCGGTTCATGCCGGGCCCGGAAGGGTTCCAGGGTCCGCTGCCCCCCACGATGACGGCAGCGGCGCCGACTGCTCCGGTTCCGGGAGGTAGTTCTGCAGGTCCTGCACCACACCCCGGGCTGTGATCTTGTCCAGGCCCAGGTGCTCGGCCAGGGACGCCGAAAACGCGGAGTCCATCGTGGCGGCGGCTTGGACCTCCAGGGCTCCCGCCGCGTGGATCCGCAAATCCTGGGGGCTGATCAACCCGAGCTTCCGGCCGTGCACGCTCATCGACAGCCGAGGCACGTAGGACCCCGGGTTCGGGTGCGGGTGCTTGGTCCGGTCGATGACCCCGGTGAACCGCAGCGGCGCGGTGGCCTGGTGCAACTCGGGGCGGTCCCAGTGCACCGCCCCCACCAGCACCCGACGGGCCAGCGCGGGCTCGAGACCGAGGCGGGTGGTGAGCAGCCGGAACACGGCCACGTCGTAGTCCGCGGCGGTCGCGAGGGTGAAACACGCCTTCGCGTACTCCACGACCTGGTCCCCGACCAGTTCCCACTGCTCGCGCCCGATGTGCACCGACACCCCGAAATGGCCGCTGCTCAGCACCTGGGAGCACACCCACAACCCGTCGTGTTCACGCTGCGGCGTTGTCATGGGTGCTCACGGTAGGCTGCCCGGTCGATGACGGGCCGCCCACCACGGGTCGTCGACGCCGGCGGCCAGGGCTGGGCGCCCACCCCCGACGGGCTCTACCTCCCCGACTACGGCCCCCACCGGGGCCTTCGTCCGCTGCGTCACCCCGCGTTGAGCGCCCAGCGGGGTCCGCTGCGCCCGGTGCGTCCCGCCACCGGCCCCGACCTCGACACCCTGCACCGGGCCCTGGCCGGCGCCGGGCACCGCGCGGTCGCCACCCTCGCCGCCGCCCTCGCGGCCCAGCCGACCCCGGGCAGCCTCGTCGCCGGCGACGGGTACGCCTGGGAATCCCGGGCGTTGCTGCGCCTGGCCACCTGGGGCGCCCAGCTCCCCCCCGCCCGCGTCGACGCCAGCGGCCGCGACACGCTCGCCGCCCTGGTCGGGGGCTGGGTCAGCGACCCGCACCGCTACACCGAAGTCGCCGCCACGGTCGCCGCCGGGTTCGGCCGGGTCGCCGACGGCACCCGGTCCGGCAGCCCGGACCGTGCCTGGTCCCGGGTCGCTGACCCGCCGCTGCACCCCGGCGGCGCGGACTGCGCCCGCGGTGTGGCCGCGCTGGCCTACCTGTACCTGATGGTCGACACCGACCTGTTCTGCGCTGTGTTCGCCGGTGAGGCCCTCGCCCCCGACCCCCGACCTAAGCCGGCACCGGCTCCGGGTCCGGCTGCGCCCCGGCCAGAAACACCCCCCTAGGGGTTAGGAGTACCTTCGCAGCGCGTTGAGGTAATCCGTCCCGGCGCGGGCGGCTCTCAAGGCTGCGGCTTCGTCTCCGCTAGCCAGGTGTTCGTTGACGATGGCGTCGATCTCCGCTCTTTCCTCAGCGAAGTCGCCACCGGTGATCGCCTCGGTCACGGCCGCTGCCCGGAAACGGTGAGCCCGGCGGCCTCCAAAGGGGCCGGGGCCTTCATCAGCGCCGCCAGCCGGACCGCCCGCACCCCCGCCGCACCCGCCGAGGGAATCCTGATCGACGTGGGGCGCTGCAGGTCGGGGGGGATCACCATCGCGGGCGGCGCTGGGTGCTCGAACCTGGGCGCGGCGGGGTGGTCCGGGTGGACCAGGTCCAGCAGGGACCGCAACGCGTCGTCAGCGGCCCCCTGGAACGCCCAGACCACCGTTTTCGGGTCGAACACGTCCACGGTGCCGCGTCGCACCACCCGGGCGGTGGTGACCACCTCAAACTCCGGGGCCGTCATCGTCGCCAGGTCGACGTAGCCGTCCCAGTCGTAGGACGCGAGCAACGCGTTCGGGTCGCTCTTACGGCCGCAGCACCACACCCGGAACCCGTCGGCCAGGAGCCGGTCGAACTGCTCCGCCAGCTCCGGTGGCAGCGCGTCCCGCGCCGCGCGGCGCCCCCGGCTCACGCCGCACCCGCCGGGACGGGTAGGGCACTGTGGGGCCGGGCAAGGTCGGGGTCCCACCCGGCCCCACAGTGGTTCCCGACGGCCTTCGCCGCCTGGATCGGGTGCAGCGCGGTCACGCACCGCCCGCACGGTGTGCCCTCACCGGGCCACCACACCCGGGCCAGGTCAACGTCGGCTCCGCAGCTCGCGGTGCGCAGCTCGGACACCGGCGTGCCCGGGACCAGCACCGTGGCGTGCGTCGTGCCCTGGTCAGTTCCGGTGAGCAGCAGCACCGGCCGCCGGTATGTCAGGTCGTCGCGTAAGTACCAGTCCACCCCGAGAGCTCCTTCCCCCAGCCACCACGCCGCGGCGGCCGCCGCCGGCACGGAGTCCGCGACCGTGATCCGCAGCGGACTGCCGAAAAGGTAGCCCATCACCACGAACAGGTCGGGACCGACGGTGACTCTCCGAGTTCTCATTGTGCACCTCGCTGCCCTGATCCGGTCGCGGCGACGGCACCGCCCGGGACAGCACCGTCACCCGCCGTGGCTGTTTCGGCTGTTGCGCCCGCCGCTGCTTGGCGAGCAGTTGGGTTTGGAGCCGCTCGTCGCGGAGCCGGGCCTGGAGGTAGGCCACCGGAATGGCCCACGGGGCGGCCAGGGACTTCGCCCGATGGGTGGCCGCGCGGCTCGACCGCCGGCGCGGCGCCACCCACCAGGCCGCCACCAACACCAGAGCGGTGGCCGCCAGTGGCACCACCACCCACGCGCCGCCCGGGCCCGGCACCGGTCCTCACCGCGCAGCGCCGGGTCGATGCCCCGGCAAGACAGCGCGGAGGCGGCGGTTGCGGGTGGCGCCGCCCCGGGCGCGGGCGCTCAGTCGGGCCCACACCCCGGGCCGGGGCGCGCGACGGTGCCGGTGGATGCGGCCCGGGGCGGTGCAGGCCAGCACACACCCCGGGCACCGCTGCGCGCCCTGAGGCGGCAGCGAGACAGTGATAACGGGCTGCCCGCACGCCGCGACCATCGGCATGACGGGCTGCACGACGACCTCCAGGGCGTGCAGCAGATCCCCGGGTGCGTACGCCCACCGCACCGTCTGCGCCGCCCACGACGGCGGCGGCTCAGCACCGGGCCAGGTCCGCATCACACCCCGCCTCCAGCGCGCGGCTGATCGCGTCCTGGGCCGGGGCCGACCCGGGTGGCTGCCACCCCTCAGGGAGGTGGTGCCAGCGGGCCCGGGTCGACCCCAGATGCGTCGGGGGAAGCGGCGCCCACTGGTCCCGGGCGCGCAGCTCGACCCCCACCGCCCGCAGCGCCGGGTGCAGCGGGGCGCCGGATTCCACGAACAGCAGCCACCGCCACGGGTCGGGGACCGCCGCGATCGGCCCCGCCAGCCCCGCGCCGCCCACGGCGGGCAGCGCGATTTCGGCGACCTCGGGGGGGACCACCAGCGCGTCGACCCCGAACCCGCAGACCAGCAGCACCGAGTAGGGCCGGTGTTTCCACAGCTGCCCCGCCCGGTCCGGGTCGGTGATCCGGTTCTGCCGCCAGCCGTCGGTGGCCGGGCACAACCGGCTCGCGCGGGGGCGGCCGTACCAGACGGTGAGCTCCCGCACCGGGTGCAGGAAGGTGCCGGGTGTGACCGGCCAGCCGTGCGCGGCCGCGGCGATCGCGCCGTCCCGGACCAGCGGGCACGACGACCGGGTCGCGCTGCTCGGTCGCCCGGTCATCGCTTCACCTCCCGCCGCTTGGGTCCTCGTGGCGTGCTCGTGGCGTGGACGGGGTGGGCACACCCACGCCACGAGCCTGCACCTAGAACACCCGACGGTGACTGGAATCACTACCTGACGGGCGACTACACGTACGTGCTGTGGCGCTGGGCCTCACATCGTGATAACGGCCCCCTACCGGCTGTGGCCGAGCCCGGTCTAGGGTGATCCAATGGCGACCTCGAAGCCGCTGCCCCGCTGCCCCGTGTGCCGGGCCCAGCTGCGCCGCACCAAGACATCCGGGTCCCTCTGCGACCCCTGCCAGGCCGCCGGGCACAGCCCGCGCCTGGAGCTGCCCGCCACCTTCTACGCCGACCGCACCATCCAGTCGGTGGTCGGTAACTACGACTTCGGGGCGCTGTTCCTCCAGGTCCGCGGCCTGACCGGCTGCACCCAGGGCACCCTCGGCGAGATCACCGGCCTCGGCCAGGCCCGGGTCTCGCAGATCGAGCGAGGGGTGCACCGGCTGCGGGACATCCAACTCGTCGCCGGGGTCGTGCGGGGCCTGCGTATCCCGAGCAGCCTCCTGAAGTTCGGTTCGACCGCTACCGTGATCGCAGGGGCTGACGGAAGGACAAGTTGGGTGGACCGCAGAGACTTCATCGCAGATATCGCCGCGCTGGCGTTCGCCGCCGCCGGATCCCTGGACATCGACGTGGAGCGGCTCATCGCGCTGCTCTACCCCGACACCGAGTCCGACGACACCGGCCAGATCGGTGTCGCTGACGTCGCCGCGATCGAGCACGCCACCGCCGGGTTCGAGCAGAGCAACTTCACCCTGGGTGGCGGCGCGGCCCGGGAAGCCGCCGTCGCCCAGCTCCAGGCCGCGCTGCCGCTGCTGGGCCGCCCGATGGCGGAGGACCTCGCGCCCCGCCTGCACATCGCGATCACTCACCTGGCGGTGCTCGCCGGGTGGATGAGCATGGACGTCGACCACCACGACGCGGCCCGCCGGTTGTGGTCGGTCGGTCTGGAAATCGCCCGCGCCACCGACCACCCGCACACCACCGACCTGACCGCGCATCTGCTGTTCGTGATGGCCCAGCAGGCCCTGTACCTGCGGCGGCCCGACGAGGCGTCGCGGCTGGTGCAGATCGGGACCACCGTCGGGGTGGGCGCCCACCCGCTGACCCAGTCGACCCTGACGTGCCTGGCCACCAACGCCGCGTTCGCGCACGCCGCCCGCGGCGAGCTCGACTCGTGCCGGCGGGCGCTGGGCGACGCCGAGGACTCGTTCGGTCGCATCGACCCGGCCGACACCACCCCGTGGGCGTGCGTGGACGGCGAAGTGAAGATCACCACCTGGCAGGGGCACGCCTACTACGAGCTGGGTCGGGCCACCGGAAACCGCCGCTGCATCGACAAGGCGGTGACGCTGCTACGACGGGCCGTGGACAACCCCCGGCCCATGTCCCGGGCGTTGTACCTGCCCGACCTCACCGGAGCGCACGCCCTCGCCGGCGACGTCGACACCGCCGTGGCCCTGGGTCACCAGGCCGTGGACACCGTCGCGGCGATGTCCTCACGGCGCCTCGGCACCCGACTGCAGGTCCTGAACGCCATACTCGACCCGCTCGGTGACCGGTCCGACGTCGTCGAGCTCCGGGAGCGGCTCACCGCCGCGTGAGCTGCGCCGCGTCGGCGGCCACCACCGCAACACGCCCAGCACCCGGCGCCACCACAGCACCCGTTCCTGCTGCTCCCGCTCGAACGCCCGCGCCCTGAGCCAGTCCGCCGCGCACTGGCGCGCGGCCGCTTCGGTGACGAACGCCAACGGTGGCGCGCCGGGCGCGGCGCACACCCACTGATGCCCAGCCGGCCGGGCCTGGTCGAAGTACACCGGCACCTGGCCTTCCCTGCGGCCGTGCGCGCCCGCCTCCGGTAGCGGGCCTCCCCGGGCCTGAACCCAGGCGGTGGCGCAGCGGCGGGCGTCGTCCTCGGTGGGGAAGAAGGACGGCAGCGCGTCGTGCGGGGCGAACACCCACTCCAGCCCGGCCGGGCGGCGCCGGTCGTGGAAGGGTTCGTCGAGGTGGCGCCACGACCAGGTCCGGAGCCGGGTGAAGGTCCGGGAGTCGTGCCAGGCCCGCAGCGCCCACCAGAACCCGATCAGCCCCAGCAGTGTGATCAGCGCTCCGACGGTCGCTGAACCCCAGGGCCACGTGACCCACCGGGCCACCGACTCGACCAGCAGCCCGCCGACCAACGCGACCGCCAGCAGCCCGACCAGCATCACGGTCAGGGCCGTCCCAAGCACGACCAGCATGATCAGCGCGGCGCGGGCGGTCCGCAGCGGCGACCTCACCCCCGGCCCATCCCCGGCCTGCCGTACGGCTCCGCGGGTGATCGCCTCATGGCGGGATCTCCTCACCGGGCTCTGCGCGGGGACACCGTCGTCTGGTCCCACCGAGCGTGACAGGACGCGGTGACTATAGAGCCACGGAAACGCCCGATCGGCGGCAGGCCCGCACAGGGGCGCGCTGGCCTGCCTACCGCAGGTCAGCGCCCTGGCGCCGCTCGGGTTCAGAGCGAGGTCGCGGGCTGAGCGCGGGAGCCCGGGTACACACAAGATCCCAAGGGACACGCAGCGGGCGGTGTCAGTCTGGGGTCCCTCTGCGCGTCACGACGCACGGCCCGCGACCTCGCTGCCGCACATCATCCGACCGGTACTCCCCCCACCTGAACGCCCACGCGGATAGTCGTACGAGCTCTACCGCACCGCCGTCAGACGTTGTAGGGCGGGCGCCACTTCCGAAGATCGCCTATTCTGCCCCGCCGGACCCGGCCACGCGGCTACAGTGCTCCCCGGGTGACGCCGCAGAAAGGACCCACTGTTTTGGTACCCGTGAAGAAGGGCGCCCGGATCACCGGCCCAGCCCGTACCCAGCTCATCGCCCAGCTCGTCCGGGGCTACACCGGCCCCAACCCGCAAAGCATCCGGGCGCTGGCCGAGGCCACCGGACGCTCCTACGGCTTCGTGCAGCGGGTCCTGGCCGATGAGCCCACCGTCACCGTGCGGCCCCGCGGTGGCGCTCACCGCCGCCGGTCCACCAACCCGGCCACCGCCCGGACCAACGGCCACCGCCAGACCGGCCGGTGACCCGCCTCCGGGGCTACGACCTCGGGTTCGCCGCCCTGATCTTCGCGCCCCGGTTGCGTTACGTCCTGCTGGTTGCGCTCGTGGTGGGCGTGGTCCTCCTTCGGCGTCGCTTGCCGCTGCGGACGTCCGCCGACGCCCACTGAATCGCGGGGCTCTTGGCGAACCGGGCGGCCTCGGCGGGGTCCGGTGCCCGCAGGAACAACACCCCGAACGGGCCGGTGTGGAACACCGAGATGGTCCCGCAGTGCTCGCACACCGACGCGTCACCCGATTCGGGCACTCGCTCGCTCCCGTCGAACGGGTCGTGGTGGTTGTTCGGGGCGCCGCACCCGGGGCACGACGCCACCGCCCGCGCCCCCCGCGCCTCCTCGACGAACGGCCGACCCCGCCGCCGCCGGTACACCCCGACGATCCGGCGATCCCGCCGCGCCGGCGGCAGGGTCTGCTCTCCCCGGTCGAACGCGCCCATCACCGACGCCCGGTAGCCGTCCAGGGCGACCTGCGCGCTGGACCGCCCGTCCGGCCCCGGCCGGCCGCTCACCCCGACCTGCCCAGCCAGCGGCACCCGACCAGGTCACCGACCCGCCGCGCGACCAGCGTGAGGTACTCCGTGAGGATCCGGTTCGGCCAGCTCATCACCACCAGCGCCCGGTCCACCCGAGGGTGGCGCTGCTCGAACGGCCGCGATTCCCACTCGCTCGCCGCCAGGTACGCGCTGACCAACGCCTCGACCCGCGCCGGGTCCCTCGGCCCGGTCAGCTCCGCGACCAGCTCCGCCCGCCACCACCCCGACCGGGTCATCCGGCCACCCCCCTGTCCCGCCGCGCGGTCGCGCGGCGCCGGTCGTACCGGTGGGCCAGGACCACCATCCACACCAGACCGCAGACCAACCCGATCAGCCCGGCGACGACCGGGCCGGCCAGGGCCTGCGCGACGACAGTGGTCCCCCAGCACACCCCGGCGCCGGTCACCACACACACGGCCAGCGCCCGGGCCCGCAGCGGCGGTACCGGGGCGCACACCACCCACACCTCGAACACCAGCCCCTCGACGCGCTCGCACCCGCTGGTGCGTCGGGCGATCACCGCGTCCAGCTCCCACGGCACCCCGGGCTGCCCGCCGCCGGGAAGCAGGATCGTGGTCACCGGCACCCCCGACAGCAGGACGGGCACCTGCATCACCAGCCCGTTCAGGTGCCGAGGCAGCCGCACCCCGGGGCACCCGCGGATCACGAGGTGCCGGGTGCCCCCGCCGGGCACCAGCTCGCCGGGCATCACGGACCGCCCCACTCCGGCGCCGTACCGGCGGGGTTCACGTTCAGGCAGACCGTCCCGGTGACCGTCCCGCCCGAGCAGGAGGGCTCTACCGTCCACTCGGCGCGCACCAGGCCCAGCTCGACCGGCCCGAGGCGCCACACGACGGTGAACGCCCGGAACCGGCGCGGCGCGGTATGCTCCACCAGGTCACCCAGGATGACCACCCCGGGCTGCTCCCCCGGCGGGCCGACCAGCATCACGTCGCTGCCCCGGTCCTCGGGCGCCCGACCACCACACCACTCGATCATCTCGTCGCGGTTGAACAGCGTCAGGCGCCGCCGTGGCCCGCCGGGCACCACCCCGTCAGCCTCGTCCCACTCCACCCGGTACCCGCCCCCGTCCGCGGTGACCTCGTAGGACATCCCGGCGGTGAGCAGCGCCCAGGCGAGCCGCTCACCGTCCTCCCGCGACAGCCAGGCACCGGAGGCCGGCAGCCCCGGACCGACCGGTGCGCGGCTCCGGCACTCCAGGACCAGTTCGGCGCCCATCCTGGTCAGGCCCGCCAGCACCTCGGGGTCACCGAACCCGCCCGGACGGTCCTTGACCTCCAGGGCGTGCCGGGCCTGCTCCGCCAGCCCCGGGGTCGCGGGTCGCTGCCCGCGCAGCACCTGGAACGCCTCCCGTGGCACGTCGCTGATCAGCACCACGGCCCGCCGGGTGTCCAGGCCGCGCCGGACCGCGCACGCGGCACCGCAGCGCGCCTGCAGGTCCCCGACCGTTGCCGCGAGTACCGACTCGATCACCCGGTCCCGCAGGTCGGTGTGCGCACCGACCTCGGTGAGGGCCTTGTCGGTGGCCGTGATCGTCGCGCGTAGCCAGTGCAGCCGCGCCGCAGCGAGCGGATCGTGGAGCGCGGCGGCCGCCGCGCCCGGGTGCTCGCGCAGGTACTCCCCCACCTGGTCGGTGTCGGTGCTCATTTTCGGGATCCACCTCTCCGCCGTGCCGCTCCGACACTATCGGGCGTCGTCGGCCCGGCCCTCGCCCGTGAGCTCGGAGAACAGCGCCGAGAACTGGTTGCGCCCTCCCACCGACTCGTCGAATTGGATCACGTCACCCTGACGGACCGGGGAACAGACCCACTCCGGCACGAACTCGACCAGCAGCCGCCCGTCCTCGGACACCACCGCATCCCCGGCGACGGTCCGCGCGACCCCGTCGACCTCGACGACCTCCCCCGCCCGGTAGGCCGCGTAGGTGCAGGTGACCGACGAGCAGGTCCGCCGCTGTGTTCGCGGCAGCACGCCGCTCGGCCACGGTCATCTGTGCGCACAGCGCGAAGACGGCGTCGTTGGCGCCGTCCAGGCCGGCGTGGGCCAGCCGGCGGAACTCGGGACTGGTCACCCCGTCGGTGCTGGTTTCGTCGGTCATGCTCGCCGGCAGACCACCGAACGCGCCGTGGGTGGCCACACACGCCAGCTCGACCAGCCGGGCGCAGGTGGGCGGGTCGTCGACGATGCGGGTGAGCAGCGCATCCTGGCAGGTCGTGCAGCCGTCGAACGCGGCGCCGGTGAACTGCCCGAGCAGCTCGCCGTCCACCGGCCGGCCGTAGCGGTCCGGGCCGTGCTCGAAACCGGCATGGGCATGGTCAGGACTGGTCATGCTGGCCTCCGAGCCGGCCGGTGAGCACCGCGCCGTCGCCCTCGGTGGCAGCGATCGCGCTGAGAGCGTCCAACCGTGACATCGCCTCCACCCGGTGCCCACCCACCCCGGCCGACGAGAGGCCCAGCCGGGCCACGTCGTCGGGATTCAGGGCGCCCACCGGCAGCCCCCGGTACTGCTCCAGCACCCTGGCCGCGGCGGTCAGCTCCTCGGGAGTCAGAGTCTCGCCCTCGACGAGTTTGACCACCGCTTCCAGGCCCGGATCGCGCAACGCCTCCCCGAAGTCCTCCCCGGCCGGCACGAACACCCGCAACGCCGCCAGCCGGAGCGCGTCCATGATGGCGGCGATCTGCTCGGTGGCCCCGGCGACGGTCCGGCCGATGCTGCGGGCCAGCACCTGGCGCTGGAAGCCGTCGGCCGCGTACGCCGCCGCCACCTCGACCGGCACGACCGCCGCGACCGCCCGACCGTTGCGCATGATCGTGGTGGTGTGACCCGCGCGCGCGTCGTCGAAAGTGTCCATCATCGACGACCTGAACTCCGTGGTGGTGAGCATTAGCGCTGTGCGGCGAGTGGTCGGGCGCGGTGAAGAGGCGTCTGTCATGACGCTAGTGTACAGACAGCCGCCCAGACAGGTGGATACGGTCGGTGTGGCGGCCGATCTGCCGGACCTACCTAAGCCAGCATAATCCTGCTTATGTGGTAAGATCACACTATGAACGCCACACCTGACACACTGGCCGGACCGGGCATAGGTGTACATCGCGCCGCCGCTCTGGCCTCATCAGCCGACCCGTCCGCCACAGCAGACAATGCGCACAGCATGGCCTATCCCGTCGAAACTGCCGCCCCATGAGGGTGACCATGACTGAGATGGTCTTTGCGCCGGACACTAATTCCGAGCACGGAGTGTCGCCCATTCCGGCGGACTCGGCGATCGGAATCGCCCAGCAAGGCAACGCGTGGGTCTACGCCGAGCCTGGGGCGCCGGGTGCCGCGACGTTCGGCTTACTCGACCAGGGCCGCTTTGAGGCATGGGCCACCGAGCAGGCAGTGTCGATTGCCTGGCAGGCCGTACACCAGGCGATCGTGGATCACGCCATGGCGCCCGTGGAGCAATGGCAACTGGCCCAGCAGGCTGCCTCGGCGGAAGCAGCGCGCATCAAGCAAGTGGACGCGGTCACCGCTCATCTGACGTTCGAGGTGGTCGCACCCGGCCTGCAATGGGTAAGCCGCCCGGACGGCAGCCACCTGGGAACGGTGGTGAATCGCGGCACCCCCGGGGGTGCCTGGTGGGCGATCTCGCCACAACACGCAGCCCACGATGTGTACACCGCCCCGACCAACGGGTGGGGCCACACCCCGCGTGCGGCAGCTCGGGGCCTGGTTGACCTGGAAACACAGAGAGCCGAGGGGTAAAAGTGGCGATGCCGAACCGACCAAAGAGCGGCACAGATTCTACCCGCTCACCGCTGGTACCCAGCGGTGTGATCGATGCAGCCGAGGCTGAGCGCCGTCGCATCGGCGTCATTGCCGCCAAGGGATTTGTGCATCACTTCCTCCGTTACCACGATGCGGAGTCTCTCAGCCCGCAGTGGCATGAGGAGTGCGGCCAGCTCAGTGCCTACCGGCACATCATCCGCGAATGCGGGCTCACTCACGCCGATGATCCGGACGGCGACATGCCGGACGACATTTACGCACGCGAGCTCCTGGCAGGGCTGCCCGAGCTGGAAAAAGAGCGTAACAATCGTCGAGTGCGGAAGATCTTTTTCGATCCGATAGGAACAACATGGATGGAAGAGAGTCCGTGAGGAATCACCGAGGCCGCCGCCGGGGCGATCGTGCCGTCCCTCCATGTCCGCCACACCAACCCGGGACACGCCATGAGCTCTGACGCGAGACACGTTGTCGTCCCGCTGGCCATCGGCCGTCCCGTCCGGGTGGCCTGTAACCAGCCAGCCCCCGACCCGGGGCACCGAAAGGAGAATGATGAAAACTGACATGACCGATCAGCCGACACGGCCTCGCAACGTCACCCTGGCGGCGCTGTTTCCCGATGACGTTGAGGTAGGCGAGAAAGAGGCGCTCCGCCGAGCGCTGCTCGCTTCTTCAGGTGAGATCGGCTGGCACGCGCTGGCCGCCTTCACCGACGCCGCGCACGTCCCGGCCTCCGGTTCCCGACTGGCCTGGGCCATGCCCCGCGGAAGCGAGGAGTTGACCTGTGTCGCGGCGGCCGTCGCGGCCCTGGTCGAGGAGGTGGCCACAGAATCCGGCCTCACCGTCGAGTACCGGGTGGCCAGGGAACCTGAGCCGCAGCCTGAGCCGGTGCGGTACCACACCGACCTGCCAGGTGTCCGCCTGGCCCGGCACCTAATGCCGCCGGACCAGGCGCCACGGGTCGACCCGCCGGGAGAGGACTCGTGGGCGCCGGTCGGCTCCACCGGCTACGGCTTGGCCGCCGAGCGCTACCAGTACCGACCTGCGCCCACCCGGTTGACCAAGAAGGGGTGAGTTGATGACCGAAACCGGCCAACGGAGGTGCGACGCGCCCCCTCGCCGCTGGGTAACTGAGGGAAGGAGACGCAGGTGATTCAGATCGCCATGGTGGGCGGCCCCTATGCCGGGCAGGTCCGCACCCCCCGGGACCTGCTCCCGGGCATGACCCCAGTGCAGCTGCTGTGTGACTGCGCCCTGATGGGCTGGGCCTGGCGGATCGTGTGGCCGCCCCAGCCGCTGGCGGCCCAGGCTTGGGCGCAGGACTGGCTGACGGTGGTGCTGGCCGAGCTGCGCCTGGCATACGGCCTGGACATCACCGGCCGGGTCTCGGTCACCGCGCAATCCCCACCCGCGGAGGAGATAGCCCAGTGGGTGAGGGCCGACCTGATCGGCCGGATATTCCTGGCCGCGGTGCAGGGCCGGGCGATCCGATTCGGGGGCCGGCGCTGGGTTCTACCCGACCCCCGGGATCCCAGTGGGCGTGAGGACTTCTACCGGCAGGTGGAGGACCTGGAGGACGCCCTGAGCACGTCGGGGCGGTGGCTGGGAGTGCTCACCGACGGGCATGAGGGTGACCTGGTGATCGGGATGGCCGGCCCCGAAGACACGCCACCCGAGCTCTGAACGCCGTCACACGAAGGAGAACGATGACGACCACATCAAGAGAGACATCGGCGGCCGAAGCCGCCTCCGGCGAGGAGGCCATCCTCGCTGGCCTTCTGCGTCGCATATTGACCACCGAGGATGAAGTGTACGTGGATATTCGCGGTTCTGTCTGCATCATTGACGGATCTATCGTGGTTACTGATGAAGAGAAATCATTGATTCAGGGCTTGCGAACGGACGATGAAGGGTAACGAAATGCAGCTCTGGAACGATATATATAATGTAAGTATAAAGACTCCCGGCCTCAGCCACGGAAATCCTCGCCGACCACGATGTCACCGACGAGGGCGGCGGGTACCCCGAGGACCAGGTCCGCGCCGTCGTGCTTCCCGGGACCGTGGAGTCTGTGCTGCTCCGCCAGGGCGGTCCGCTACCCCTTCCCGCGCGATGACAGACGAGACGGAACCGCTCGCCGGGACCACCGTGCCGGTCGACACGGAGGCAGCGCCCGCCGGTGAGCTTCGGATCTGCATCGACGCCGACTGCCCCTCCTGCGGGTGGCCCGAGCGCTGGTTCTCACCTGACCGGCGGCTGTTCGGCTGCCCGAAATGTGATGTCACCTCCCGGAACCGTGATGGCGACCCCGACCCGACGCTGCTGTGCGTCCGCGACCACCTGCAGAACGTCCCGGCCGTGGCCGTGGTGCTCCACGACGACGAGACCTGCACCCTCGGGGAGTCACTGTGCGCGGAGTGCTCAGCCTGCGGCGACTGCCGGCAGCAGGGCGAGGTCATGGACCGCGACTACCAGTCGGCGTTCTGCCGGGCCTGCACGGCCCGCTACCAGGGCGATGACCGCCCGCGCGGCCCCGACCTTGTGCTGATCGACTCCGACCGGTACCGCCAGCGCATCGCCGCAGGTCGTGAGGGTGTGACAGACGAGGCGGACCCGCGCGCCGTGCTGGTCGACAGGATGCTCCGGACGTTGGCGTTCGGCCTCCCGGACGACATTGTCTTCCCGCTGCGCGACGAACCCGACCTCGGCGGTTTCTACCGTCGGCTGCGGGTGCTGCCCCACGTGGCCGTGGCCGGGGAGACCATCCACCTCGACGAGCCCGCCGGGCTGCTCTACGTCGAGAACCAGGCGTGCAAGTCGCTGCGGGGCCTCCCGGTCACCGAGCAGCGCCTCGCCCTCTACACCGAGCTCGTGACGGTGTTCGGGCAGGACCCACCACCACCAGACGGGACCGACCCATGACCACCGCAGCCCCCCTCGACGACACCGGCGAGGACGACACCGACCTGACGTTAGAGATCCATGCCCTGATCACCAACCCCGCCCACCTCGACGGCGCCCGCGCCGCCGTGGCCACCACCGCCGCGTCACTCGCCGCTGAGCTGGAGGGCCGCCACGTCGACGGGGAGGTCGCCGGATTCGACCAGGACGGGCGCCCCCTGGTCCGCTACACGGTCGGCGCTGGCCTGGACCAGCCTGCCCCCCAACTCCGCGCTGTCCCCCACCCGGCCGGGCGCCCGCATTTCGATGGCGACCACCGGTTCGAGGCCCAGGGCGTGAGCGGGTACGAGCTATGAGCAGCCCTGAGCGCACCGACGCGCCCGCTCGGCCCCGTTATCACCGCCGGTACGTCGACAGCCAGAACCAGGGCTGGCATCCCACCGGCGCCGACGGCGACGCCGTCCTCTACGCGGCCGATTACGGCCACCCGCCGCCCCCGGGCGCGGCCACCCGTTACCAGCGGGACCTGCCGCCGCGCGGCCTGGACGAGTTGGCCGCGACCCGGGGCCCGCTCCGCCCGGTGGAGCCGATCACCGACGCGGACCGGGCGTTGCTGGTGAGCACCTTCCAGAAGGCCGGCCGGAAGACGATCACCACTCTGGCGGCGGCGTTGGAGCAGCTGTTCCACGAGATCCGGGAGGCCCACGGCGGGCTGCAGGCGGACACCTCCTACGACTTTGCTCGCCGCACCCTGACCGCCGGCCGGGAAGGCTCATGGGAATCCGCGCTGCTCCACGACATTGTGCTGTTCGGTAACGAACTCAACCTCGCCAAACCCACCCGGGCGCTCCCTGCTTTCAACGTCACGGCCCGCCGCGCCGCTGGTCCGGTCCAGCGGGTCGACCCGGCTGCCCGTGAGGTGCTGGTCGGTGTGCTGCGCCGCTGGGTGACCGACCCCGAGCGGTACACCGAGCTCGCGGAGACCCTCGCCGTCGTGGTGTCGGACTACTGCGACGACACCGCCGGCCCGTCGGGGTGGCGGATCGTGGCCGATCAGTGGCTGCAACCCGGAGCCCTGGCCCATGACCACTACTCGCGTTGTCACGGACTCTTCTACTCAGTGTCTGCCCATTTCTACACCCGTGACTGACGAAAGGAACCGATGAGGACCTACTTGTTCGAGGCCACCAATGGCCGCAACTGGGGCAAGTTCCTGGTCGGCGTGATGGACGTGGAATGGGCGTGGCGCAGCCAGGTCGATGACTCACCCGCTGAGCCGTCGGTGCTGCTGAACCGCCTCGGCTGGGCTCGTCACCACCTGTGGGTGATGGACCTCGCGACCGGGGAGGGTGCTCTCTTTGCGCCCGGCGGGTACGCCAAGGGCGATCTCGACCATCACCGGATCTGGGTGTGTCCCCTGTTCGAGCCCTTCCTGGCCTGGCTCTACACCCAGGACATCACCCGACTCGCGGACCTGCCGCAGGTCGTGGAGGTCGACGCCCCGTTCGCGTTGACCGGCTACCGGCGACCCGGGCACGGTGAACCCGTCTGGGACCGGATGGTGCCGATGGTGTGGCTGGCATTCATCGGTGTCGAGCACCGCGAGCTGCACCTGCCGCTGCTCGACACGGTCACCGAGCGGAATATCGGCATCAACGACTACGACGCGATCCTGCGGGTCTGGTGGGAGCTGCAACCCGACCAGTGGGTGGAGCGGGAACCGATCGGCCCGGTCGACGGTGGCGACGTCGGCGGCGACGTGCAGCTCGGCACCGCCTGGGAACGGAGCTGGATCACACGCACCCCGGGTGAGCCCGGGCAATGGTCGGTGCTGACGTCCAGCTACTACGTCGCCGCCGACGCCGACGGTGCGGGAACCGGTGAACGGTACGTGCAGCACCAGCTCGACTGGCTGGTGTGCACCAGACCGGGCGACCCTGGTGGCACGGAGGTCTGGTCGGAACTCAACTTCGACCAGCTGGCCGACGACCGGCAGATCACCGATGAGCTGGCCCGCGGGTTCAGCGAGCGCGACGCCGCCGACCCGACTGACGGCTACGGCTGGGACGGCCGCCCGGTGTGCACTCCCGACCTCTACGCCACCCCGCACAGCCAGCCCTCCCCAGTGCCCAGGACAGAGCCGTGACCGCCCCCGCCGACGGTGCCGTGCCGATGGGTTCGCGCCGGGAAGACGGGCGCCTGCTGTGCGACTTCTGCGGCGAGCTCGACCCGGTGGTGTTCTACCCGGTCCGGCCGTTCCAGCTCGTCGCCGCCCATCCCGCGCTCACTGAGCCGTTCGACAGCGGTGACCGGTTCTACGCCTGCGGCCCCTGCCGGGCGCTGATCGACGTCGGGGACTGGCGGGGCCTGCAACAGCACGTCGGTCCCCTGGCCACGACCAACGGTGTCCGCACCCTGTGGGCCGGTTTCCACCAGAACCGGACCACCGAGTATCCGGTGGGGTTCGAGCCCGGCGCCAACCCCGAGCTCGAGCGGTGAGCCCGGTGACGGTGTACCAGGACCTGGCGGACTGGTGGGTGGGCTACTACCGGGGCCCGAACCACCATTACGTGTGCCCGCTGCCGACCGTGGTCATCCGCTGGCCCCGGCACGACCCGGCCGGCCGGTGGCGGCCCGGGCGGGCCCTGCCCGTGGGGCTGATCGCCGCCGGAGTCGCCGTCGCGGTGGTCAGCGCCCTGTGTCGCCGCTGCTCCGCTGAGCCGTTGCGGGTGTCGCTGCGATGACGCTGCGGGCGGCCCACCGACGCACCCGCCTGGCCGGGTTGCAGACCCCGGTACTGCACTATCAGCACCCCGTGACCAGGCACCGGATTGTGCTGGTGTGCACCGTGCACATTGGGGAACCGGCGTATTTCGCCGAGTTGTTCGCCCTGATCCGGGACGAGCGGCGCCATCGTGCCCTGGTGCATTACGAGGCGCTGCGTAAGCCCTCACCCGAGGAGATGGCCACGGCCACCGCCGAGGAGCTGGCCGCGTTGCGGGCCCTGGCGATGGTGACCTCCCGCCGCCAGGTGGGCATCTTCGCCCGGTGTCTGGGCCTGGTCCACCAGTCGGCTCGGGGGGCGTTACGGCCCCGCCCGCAGTGGATCAACACCGACGTGACCAGATTGGAGCTCGTGCGGCTCCTCGGCGCGGGCGTCGACCCCACCGGGATGGGGGGTTTCGACGAGCTGCCCGACATCCTCAACGAGCTACCCGCCCGGTACTCGGCGGTGGTCGTGGCGCTGCTCCGCTGGCTGATCATCCTTGGGCCGCGGGTGTCCCGGTTCGCTCAGCTCCCCGGCGCCCACCGGTCAAGCCGGCGGTGGCTGCGGGAGGACGCGTTGGTCGACGTGCGTAACGACGTCGCGGTCAGGGCGGCGTTAGCCGCGCCACGGTCCCGGCCGTTGGTGATGATCTGGGGGCTCGGTCACGGGCCCGGGATCGGCCGTGCGCTGATCAGCCAGGGGTACCTCCTCACCAGCACCACCTGGCACACCGCCGTCCGGTGGCGGCCCACGGCCCCGCCGTGCGGGCGGTGACCGTGATGGCGTTGCCGCTGGAGCGCCCGGAGCCGCGCCCCCCGGAGGTGTACCAGCCGCCGGGCGGGTACCGGCTGGAGCAGCTCGCCGCCTCCTGGCTGGCCGGGTTCGAGGCGAACACCGCGGCGGCGTACCGGACCGATCTGGGCCTGTACCTGGGGTGGTGCGCCGATCACGGCCTCGACCCGCTGCGGGTGGGCCTGCCGGAGGTGCAGGTCTTCGGGCGGTGGCTGTCGGACACACCCAGCGCCCGCACCGGCAAACCCCGCGCCCCCCGGACGGTCGCGCGGGCGTTGGCGTCGGTGAGTAGCTGGTACACCCACCTCAACCGGGCCGGGGCGATGCACTACCACCCGGCCGCGCACGCCGAGCGGCCCCGCTACGAGCGCCGCACCTCCCGCACCCGGGGCCTGTCGGAGGCCGAGGCCAGGGCCTTGTGCGCGGTGGCCACCACCCGGGCGCCCCGGACCTGGGGGCCGCTGTGCGCCCAGTTGACTGTGCACCTGCTGCTGGACCTCGGTGCACGGGTCAGTGAGCTGTGCAACCTGGACCTGCACGACCTGGGGCACCGGACCGACCACACCGGCACCACCTGGCGGGTCGCGCAGCTGGCGATGAAAGCCGGGGTGGTCCGGATCCGGCCGATCCCGGCCCAGCTCGGTCCGCTGCTCGACGCGTGGCGGCTGCACCGCATCGCGGACCCTGGTGAGCTGGCGCTGCTCGTCGACCGCGACGGGCGCCGGATCACCCGCCACCAGGTCGCGCACCTGCTCGTCACCCTCGCCACCGCCGCCGAGATCCCCAGCCCCGAGGAGATCACCCCGCATTCGTGCCGGCACGCGTTCAACCGGATCGCCAAGGCCCGTGGCGCCGGTCTGGAGGCCCGTCAGCACGCTTTGGGGCACTCCTCCCCGGAGATCACTCAGCTCTACGACGACACCCTGGACTCCCTCGCGGCCGACCCGGCTCACCTGGTCGCCGCCGCCACCTTCGCCCAGCAGCAGTGAGGAGAACCGACCCGTGGACTCGACCGCCGAACCCGTTGTCCGCCCCCCCACCATCGAGGAACGCGCCCGGTGGGCCGCCCGCCGGGGCCTGCACCTGGTCGCCCAGGAACTCGCCGACTCCGAAAGGATCGGGGTGCAGCGCACCCTGCCGGGCCTGCCGTCGGCCTTCCACGACGTGCAACCCGACTGGGGGCTGCGGGCCGCGTTGTTCCTGCGGGAGGCCACCACCGCCGCGATCCGGGACTACGCGGGCCAGCTCCGGGGCCAGGGCGCCACCTGGCACGACCTGGCGGAGCCGCTGGGCCTGTTGGCCGCGGCCGCCGAGGATGACCTGCCCCCCGGGCAGGCCGCGTTCCTGTTCGTCGTGCAGGGCCGCCGCCCCGGTCAGTCCCTCAGCGACGACGACGCGCGGCGCTCCGCCTGCTACCGGCCGGGTCTGCGGTGGAACTGCGGCCAGTGCCGGCGCCGGATCGAGGACAGCGGCCCGGGGCGTGACCCCGACGACAGCGAACGGGGCCACGCCCCGGACTGCTCCCGCCACACCGCCGCCCAGCTCGCCTACCGGCAGCAGCCCGACCCCGAGGGCTGACCCTTTTCCAGGTGGGCGCCAACTGGCTCCAACTGGAGCCCAGGCCCAGCGTGATAGCGTGCCGCGAAACAAGAATGCCCATAGGGTGAGCGACTGATCGGACGACGAGGAACCCCGGTTTCGAGGGCCGGTGAGCGGCTGGGCCGGTGAGAGCATCGGCCCAGCCGCTCGTGTAAGGCCCGGCAGCCGTCTCCGCGTTCGTGAGCCCCCGGTCCGGCGGGGAGCGCGGCCGATGATCCGACACGGCGGGGCGACCCGGGAACCGACACGACCCCCGACGCTGCTCCTGGTGTCCCTGGGCGTGGCTGTCGGTGTCCTGTGCTACGTCTGGCGGGAACTGGACCGGTTGCGGCACCAGCTGCTGACCCTCGACGACATGGTCGACGAGGTCATCCAGCTCGCCGACCACACCGACCCGGACCGGTCCGGGTTGACATGACCCGGACCGCCGCGCCCCGACGACCCCGCCGCTGGACCGGCTGGCTCGTCCCGGTTGCGGTGCTGGTGCTCCTCGCGCCCGGCTGCGCCGACCCCCCCTCCGCTGCGCCGCTGCCCGCACCGGGCACTCTCGCGGCCGCGCCGGCGGTGCTGCCACCGACCCTGGACGTGTCGGCGCTCCAGACCCAACCCTGCGACGCGTTGACCGTCGAGCAGGCCACCTCGGTCGGGTTCCCCGGCGCGCCCCGCCAGTACGACGACCTGATCCTCGGGTCCGCGGTGTGTGTGTGGTCCTACGCCCCGATCACCAGCCCGGCGCATCGCACGCTGCGGGTGATCGCGTTCGCGCAGCCCTACCTGGTGCCCTTCGGGGCGCCGGGGGTGGGTCCGCTGACCACCCTCGGCGGGTACTCGGCCACGGTCGGGCCGGCGCGGCCCACCGACTGCGACGTCGACGTCCAAACCGCTGCCCACCACCTGGTGTCGGTGTCGTACGGGGCCACCGAGTTCGCCGCGACCCCGGCGATGGCGTGTGTGGTGGCCGCCCTGATCGCCCAGGTGATCGTCGCTGGGCTGCCGGCGCTCGGGCCGGTCCCGTAGTGACTGTCAGGACGGAGGGGTACGGCCACGATGACGACACCACCGTTACCACCGTTGCCGCCGGTCCTGACCAGTGCGGTGGTGCAGCTGTGCGGCCCCAAACGCCGCGACGGGTTCCGGGCCGTGTTGCTGCGCTGCACCTCCTGCGGGTGGTTCGGCACCGACCCCGGCGACGGTCACACCCCGGACCTGTTCGCACCCCAGCACGACGACGACATTTGCGCCCGCCGCCAGACCGACCCGGCGTTCCGGGCTGAGCAGGAAGCGCTGCGGACCATGGGGGAACCATGAGGACGATCCGGCAACTGTGGGCGCTGGACTGCGCCGAGCGCCTCGACCGGGACATCGACGCCCTGATCGGCACCATCGGCACGTTGCCCGTCGACCAGCGCGACGGCCCGGTCAACGTGGCGATGTCGTTGCTGTGGCTCGCGGACTGCCACCGCTACTACGCCCGACGCTGGATCACCGGTCGTGAGCTGAGTCGCCGGACCGACCTGGCGCTCAGCGAGTTCGACCAGCTCGCTGAGCTGCTCAGCGGTCGCCGTCGGCGGTGACCCGGCCGGTGTCGATGCCCGCCCCGCACGGCCCGCACACCGCCACCGCCACCGGCACCGGCACCGGCACCGGTCCGAACCGTGGTGAGTGCACCACCCGGGTTTCGGTGGCCACCGTGGTGCACGCCCCCAGGTGACCCCAGTACGGGCACAGGCAACTGCAGGTCGGCGAGCCCGCCGCCTCCTGCGCCTGGATCAGCGCGGCGAGCTCGTCGGGATGCTCCTCGAAATAGTCGACCAGCGCCACCAGTTCCTGGCCCGCCGCGCTAGCCAGGAACTCCCGCAACCGGTGCACGATCATGCTCATGTCTTACCGACCTCGGAGCAGGCCAGCACCTCCGGGTGTTCCCGAGCCATCTCCTGCGGCGTCCTCTCCATCAGGGCGTCCTCGCCCAGTTCCAGCACCTGGCCCGGGGCCGGCTCAACCCATCCGAACCAGAGCCCGCAGTCCGCATTCCACACCCAGCGGGTCCCGTCGGCCGCGACGATCTCACCGGGTTCGCTCACGGCGTGCATGGTCTCAGTCCCCGGGCCGGCGGGTCACCGGGCTGGCTACACTGCCGGTGATCGTGCCGACTGGCGACGTGGTGGCCGGGTACCCCCTGATCAGGGCGGTGCCCAGTGTCTGCTTACCCCCCACCCGACGGGGCGGTGTCTCTGGGGTGGGTGCTGTACCGGGACACCCAGGCCGCCGCCGCCCGGCGGCGCAGGGTCACCGCCGCCGCCCACCGGATCGGGCTGGTCGGCGGCCGCAAGCCCTACCAGTGGCGCCACGGGTGGGTGGCGATCACGCCCGCCGCGATCCGGGTGTCAGCGGGCATGGCGGCGCTGTTGCGCGGCGGGGACAGCTCCGCTCCGCTGGGCCGGGACGACCCGATCCTCGGGGAAATCGCCCGCCAGAACGGTTTCGACGCACTGCCTCAGCTCGTCGACCCCGACCGGTTCCAATCGGCGATCGACGGTGGCCAGCCCGAAATGTGGCGTGCGGTTCCCGAGCAGCGCTACGTCGAGCAATTCAAGACCGGTGACTACTTCCCTGGTAGCGGGATACATGGCAACGGGACCTACGCGTTGGGGCTGGTCGAGCACTCCCCTGGCCGTGCCGCGGATCTCCAGGACGACATCAGCGCCTATGGTGCGGCCAGGATCCGGATGACGTTCGCGCCAGGGCCGTACACCATCACCGCACCCGACCTCGAACCACTCCAGCAGGCCGACCTGGACACGCTCAAGGAGGAACGCGCCGCGCTGCGCCGGAAAATCCGGGCCGCCGAGGACGACACCAGGGACCTCGAGGACCAGTTGGACATGCTCAATACGTGGATCACAGTGAATCGCGATCCTGGCAGGTGGGCCGCGCTCAACGGGTACGATGCGGTCCTCGTCGAGGCCGGCCGCTGGTCGGAGGGCATGATCGAGGTCGTCGTCCTCAACCGGGGTGCCCTGCTCGTCGACCGGAGCGTGTGACGTGCTGCCACCCGGGTTGTCGCACCGCCTGGCCGCCGCCGTGGGTGTCCTCTACGGGTTCGAGGACGTCAGCGACGACACCCTGCGCCAGCTGCGTGCGGTGTTCGCCGAGACCGACGCCGAGGAGCTGTCGGACTTCCCCGAGTGGGTGCGGGAGCTGGTTGCCCGCGCGGAGGCGCCGGTCGCGTGACACGACCGGCGCCCGCCCTGCTGGTCGACCAGGTGCATCGGAAACCCGATTCGCGATTCACGATTCGTGTTACGCGATTCACGTAACACGAATCGCGTAACACCCAGGCCCCCGCTCTGTGACCCCTGCCTACCCGAGCCCGGTCATCCCTCCGGGGCCGGCCGCTCCACGGCCTCGATGGTGAGCTCCAACCGGTCGGCCTCGGAGTTGATGACGTCGATGGCGCCGGTCGCGGTTTTCGGCCCCTCGGCGGTGGGGAAGGTGACCCGGATGACCGTGGAGCCCAGTCCTGCCGGGTCGCCCCACGCCTCCCGGGTGTCGTCGCTGACCGTCAGCGTGACCACACCGGCATCACCCTCGATGGCGTACTCGATGTCGTCGGTGGGATCGCCGGGTCGGTCGGGGATCCCGAACCCACCCTTGTCGATCACTCGGGCTTTGATGTGAGCCCGCTGGATGGTGGTGATCTGAGCCATGTTGGTGTCTCCTTCGCTGATAAGTTGTCCGGTTTCCCGGTCGTAGACGCTGATGGTGACGATCAGGGTGTAGGGGCCGCGGAGCCAGCCGTAGAGCACGGTGGCGGTGTCGGCCACGGCGAGAGCGGCTTTGTGATGGTCGCCGACGCGGTCGATGAGGTGGCTGATTCCTGGTGCGTGCAGGTCGACCGCGTATCTGAGCGCGGCGACTCGTTCGTTTTCCCGCGGATCGGGCATGGTCACAACACTTCGGGTCCTTCCTGCTCGTCACGCACTTTCACCGGTTGTGGCGCACCGGCCAGGGCACCGCTGCCCGGACCCCGGCGATCACGAAATCGTTCGGGGGCACGCCTTTGACCTGCCTGGCGAACACCAGCCCCCGACGGCCGGGCGCGGGGTGTTTCTGGCCGGGGCGCAGCGGCCCGATCGTGCGGCTTGCCCGGAACACCAGCACCGTGCCGGTCTTGGGCCGGATCGGGGACCCGGTGGGGCCGTAGATGCCGGTGCCCTTCGCCTGGTACCACATGTGGCGGGCCATGAAGATGCGCCCGGTGATCCGGCCCGCCCCGATGTGCACGTCGGAGCGGATCGAGGCCCGGCCCACACCGGTGTCGACCGGCGCCCGGACCCGCACGGCGTTGGTGGCCTGCCGGGTGACCCGCTCGACCATCCGGACGACGGGCCCTCCCGGCCCGTGTACCAGCTCGTCGAGCTGGCGCCGGTTCAGGCGCACCACCACCGCCACGGTGACCCCGTTCCTCTCCTGGCCGCCTGGGCTGTCAGGTGCCCTCGGGGGTCAGCCTTCGGCCCTGGTTGTCCTGCGGGTCCCCGACGGGTGTGACGTGCTCTGCTCCACTGTTCGCCGTCTTGAACGCGGCGACCGCGGCGCTCACGGCGGTGACCAGCCCGGTGATGGCGCCGAACAGCAGGTTGACGGCGACCAGGCCGGCGGACAGGGCGTCGCCCTGGGCCACGGTCAGGGTGGTGGCGGTGACCAGCGCGGCGATGATGCCCCCCACCGGGGCGGTGATCCTCGCCCACCGTTGCGCGACATCACGCAACGGGGTGGGGCGGGGACGGGTATCTGCGTAGGGCCTGCTCACGGGGTGTTCTCCTTGGTGACGGTCAGTGTGTAATTCTGGTTGGCGGCGAACTGGTCCGCGGCGGTGCCGTGGAGGACCAGTTCGAAGTGCAGGCTCGGGGTCGGGCCGCCCCATTCCTGGTTGAGGCCGGCCTGGTAGTCCGGTTCCCACACGACGATGGTCGTCCGGTTCTCACCGTCGGTGAGCTCGTCTTTGCGGATGCACCGCACCCGGGCTGTGATCAAACGGTGGTCTCCTGTTCGCGTCGGATGGTTCATGGTGTGATCACCTGCTGCCACCGAGGCAGCCGTTCCAGTGCCCGCAGGGCGTAGGGCGACGGGCCGGGTTTGCCGGTGTTGTAGAGGCTCAGGGCCTCCGGGATGCTGTGGCCCTGCAGGTGTGTGACGAACTCGCCAAGCCCGACGGCCACGTTCACCGCCGGCACCCAGCAGCCCCCTCGCTGGTCGGCGAGGTCCTGCAGGGGACCCCAGGTGAGTTGCATCGCGCCGACGCCCTGGGTGCCGCACGTCGCGCGCTGGGCCAGGTAGACCCGGTAGTTCTCCTCGGTCACGACGGACTTGTGCGGCTGCCCGCACGGCCCCGGCGGCCGACCGTAGATCATTTGGCCGCCGCCGCTCTCGACGTCGAGCAGCGTCGCGGCCACCGCCAGCGGGCACCCGGCGATCTCCGCCTGCTGGATCAGGATCTGCGGGATGACGATGCTGTGGAGCTCGCGTTTGCCGTCGACCCATCCGGCGCTCAGACGGGTAGCGAGCCAGGTGCTTTTGGGGTGTGGGCGGTCACCAGGTCCGCGAGCATCGTCTTGATCGTGGCCAGGTCCGCCTGGACCTCCCTGAGCTGGGCCTCCACGGCCGGTAGCCGGTGCTCAGCCCGCCACGCTGCCCCGTCGGCGTGCGCTGCCCAACCCAGCACGGTGTCCTGGTGACCGGTGCCGTTATCGCTGCCGCCTTCGCCTCGCCGGTTGGGCAGGAGAAGAGTGGATTCGTGATGGACCTGCCGGAGCATGATCCGGTCGTTTTCGTCGAACATGTCGTCCTCCTCGCGGTGCTGCACGCCAGTGACGCCTCTGCGCCGCCAGTTCATGTCGTAACGGGGGTCGATCTTGCGGGTGGTCCATTCCCGGTGCCCGATCACATGCGTCACCGCGAACCGGCACACCTCCATCAGCACCCGGAACAGCGCGTCGTGGCAGAAGTGCGACGCCCAGGTGTAGCCCTCGTCGACCCCGTTGTTCGCTGACTCGACCCCGTAGACCCAGGCGTTCGCGGCGTCGGTGGGGATCCCGATCAGCGGGCCGCCTTTCCCGGCGTGGTTGGCCCGCCCGGCGGCGACGACCGCCAGGCGCGGTACGTCGTCCAGGCAGCGGGCGATCTGGAACTGGCTCAGCGGCCCCGGGATGCCCTCCCGCCCGTCGCGGATCACACCGAGCGACCCCCACTCCCCGGACTTGCGGGAGCTGGCGTCGTGGTGGTCGACCACCCCGGTCGGGACCCGAGCCCAGGTCAGGCCCCGGTCCTGCCAGCCGGGGAGCTCCAGGACCTCGATCCGGTAGTCGTGGCGCAACCGCTGGATGATCTCCCGTATCCGGCGCCGGTCGCCGTCATCAGCCACGGTGCCCGCCTCCCTCGAATCGTTCGTCGGGCCCGGCCGCGTCGAAACTCCCGTGGTCGGGTACCTCCCCCGGGTCGGGCTGCCCGACCGCTGTGGTGTCGGCCCGGTCCGCGGCGGTCCCCGGCGCCCAGACGAAGTCCAGCTGCTCGGCCGGCACGACGCCCTGCAGGTCGCCCATCAGCCGCAGGTGCGCGTCCCGCCACTCCCCGTCGGTGACGTGGCTCAGGCCCCCGTCGAGGCCGGCGTCAGCGTCGTCCCCGGGCGGGTCGTCCTGCCCCGCCGGTGCGGGTGGGTCCGCCGCCGGTGGTGGTGGTGCCGGCGGGACGGGTTCCGCTGCGGGTGGCTCGTCGGGGTGGGCCGCCGCTGCGGGCGGGCGCGGTCGGCCGGCTCGGCTGGTCCTGCCGGTCCGGCCGTTGCTGTGGGGCTCGGGCATCGCCGTCGCCTCCTCTTCACTCGTCGTTGCTGGGGTCCGGTGGCAGTGCTGCGCACACCAGGTCCCGGTCACCCCCGGGCCAGATCAACACCTGCTCGACCCATCCCGGTCGGCACACCAGCGGGGGTGCTGGTGAGGTCAGCAGCGCGGCCACCAGCAGCGGCGACGCGGTCAGCGCGGCGGGCCGCAACCCCGGCCGCGCCCTGCGGAGGATCACGGCGGGTTGTCCCCGGGTTGCGGCGGCTGGGCGGTGCTCTGCCGCTGGATCAGGCCCGAGACCTCCTCACCGAGCTGCCTGATCCGCAGGTTGGCCCGGTCCAGGTCGTAATCGGTCCGCTGCTTGATCCGGTCGGCCTCTTCGGCGAAGAACTTGCGCAGCTCCACGATCGCGGTCCGGTGCTCGATCACCGCTTCTTTGAGGGCGACGGTCAGCGCGTCCCGTTCCCGGGCGATCGCCTGGTTGATCTTCTCCCAGGTCAGTGCCTCCCCCGCCTTCTCGGCGGCCATGGCCGCGATCTTCCGTTCCGTCGCGGCCTGACGGGCGGCCTGGCGCCTCAGGTACAGCGGGACCCCGACCGAGGACAGCAGGGTCACGACCAGGCCCAGCATCAGGGTGATCTCGGTGGGTGTCACACCGCCCCCGATCCCCGACGGGTGCCGTGCCGGGCGGTGACCCGGGGTATCAGCGACGCCGAGCGGGCCAAAACGAACAGGTACACCAGCCAGGAGATCGCGTTGGTCGGCGTGGTGCCGGGGTCGGTGATGTACCGCACCACGAACGCGATCAGGCACAGGGTGGTCAGGACGAACCCGGCGATGTGCGCCGCCAGCGCGGCGGTCCGTCCCGGCGCCACGGCGACGTAGAGCAGGAACAGGGCCGCCACCGCCAGGTGCGCGGCACCCCAGGCCCGGATCGGCATGATGTCCAGGAGGATCCCGAACGGGGCGGTGACCACGAACCGGTGCGGCTGGCCCAGCATCGCCAGCCCCAGCAGCCCGTAGGCCCCGGCGATGACCGACGCGGGCCACGTCGGGGACTCGATGTTCAGCCGGAACGTCCGTCGGCGCACACCCACCCGCCTCTCCTGTGGTGGTGTCATGTCAGGACCCCGGTTCCGGGTAGCGGGCTGTGGCCGGTGGCGGCCCTAAGTTTCTGGTGATCGCGTTCGGCGAGTGTCCGGGCGGCTTCCGCGCCGATCCGCAACTGATCACTGGTCTGGCCGTTCTCCTCGGCGGCGGCGGCGAGACCGTTCACGACGTCCCGCAGACTGGAGCCGCTGTCGGTCTTGAACTGCGCCGCGATCTCGTTGAGGACGCTGAGCATGGTCGCGTTCCCGCCGAACACGTTGGTGAGGGCCTGAACTGCGGGGATGGCCCTGCGGAGCTGCTCACGCAGGTCCAGCAACGGGCGGATGATTTTGGCCCACAAGATCCCCGATCGCGGTCACGACGGCGGCGCCGGTGATGAGTCACTGCACCCACCCGCTCATGACACCCACCGCCCGCTCCGGTACCCGGTCACGGTCACAGTCCCAACGCCGCGAAGATCACGTTGGCTGCTTGGGTGGCCGCCGACGGTGTGATCGAGGTGGGCAGCACCGTCTTGGCAGTCCCGTTCGTCGACGCACGTGAGGCCGCGGCGGTGAGTCCGGCGTTGAGGAATCCGCCGCTGATCGTCGCCGTGGTGCGCTGCAAACCGGGCGGGGTGGCGGCGTTGAACACGAACGCCACCCACACGAACGCCAGACCCACCAGGGAGGTTGACGCGATTGTTGTCGTTTTGAGCCCGGATGACGTGACCACTGCGTCGACGTTGGCGGCGACCAGCTTGTTGCCGGAGGGGTCGTAGATCCCCACCTCGTTCTGACCGGCGACCGGGGATACTGCCAGGTTCCCGACTCCCCAGTAGATCTTGGTGACGGACACGTCGGCCGGCACAGGGACCCGTGCCAGATACACGGTTCCGCTGATCAGGGCTGAGGACCCCGCCGCGACCGCCGGGTCACACGACCAGCACAACAGCCCATGATCGGCCGGGGTGACCGACCCGGAGGTGTGGGTGTGGGTGCCCGCCGCGGCCTGCGCGGCACCGGTACCCAGGGTCCGCAACCCAGCCGTCGCGGCTGCCGGGTCTTTGATGGCGGCGGCGATCTCGGTCCCGCCGACCGCACCGGCCGCGAGGGACGGGCCCGGGTAGGCGCCCGCGAGGGACCCGCTGGCCGTACCGGAGGGCGGCCGGGAGTCGGTGTTGCGGACGTCGTCGTGGCGGACCGGGTTGCCCGCCGCTGAGGGGGCCGGCACGACGGGTGCCGTGCTGAACGTCTTGGCCCCGGTGATGGTTTCGGTGCCCGCCAGGTGCACCACCAGGGCGTCGGCTGCCTTCGCTGCCAGGTCCGTGACCAAACCAGGGATGTCCGATTCGCCGAGGACCACGGCGCCGGTGCGGCCCGCGACGGAGGACACCGGACTGGCCGGGTAGATGTGCTCCCGCCACGAACCCAGCAGGGCCGGAGCATCCGCGATGAGCTGCCAGTCGGTGCCCAGATCGGTGCGGCTACACCAGTCACCCCGCTGCCCGGTCAGCGCCAACATCGCGGCCTGCGACCCCACCGCGCCCAGGAACTCGGTGAGTGCGACGGCGGGTAGCGCCCCTTGGGGCACGGTGCCGGTGAGGTCGCTGTAGGCAGCGGGAATCGCCGGGCGACCGGAGAGGTCGGCATAGGCGCCGGTGGCGGCGACTGTCGCCAAACCGAGGCTGGTCCGTGCGCTCGCCGCGCTGGCCAGGTCCGACAGGTTGGCTGCCTTCTGCGCCGCCCCGGCCAGGTCGCCGACCAGCCCGCTCACGTCGGCCTCGGTGAGCACGACCGCGCCGGTGCGCCCGGCGACGGACTGCACCGGCGACGCCGGGTACAGGTGCTCTTGCCACGACACCAGCAGCGTCGGGGCGTCGGCTACCAGCTGCCAGTCGGTGCCGAGGTCGGTGCGGGTGCACCAGTCACCCCGCTGCCCGGTCAGGGCCAGCATCGCCGCCTGGGAGGCCACCGCACCGAGGTACTCGGTGAGGGCCAGGGCGGGCAGCGCCGCCTGCGGGACGGTGCCGGTCAGGTCGGCGTAGGTCACCGGGATCACCGGTGCGCCGGACAGGTCGGTGTAGACGCCGCTCGCGGCGACCGGCGCCAGACCCAGATTCGTCCGGGCCGCCGCCGGGCTGGCCAGGTCGGCCAGGTTGTCGTCCTGCGCCACCGCGGCGGCGACCCCGGCCTCCAAATGAGCGAGCCGGGCCCCGGACACCGGAGTGCCGCCGTCCTCCCCGTCGACCCAGGTTTGCGGTTCGTAGGTCACTCAGACCTCCTGCGGGTACAGCTGCTCGGAAGGGAACACGCCCAGGCCCGGGTACAGCGCGGTCGGCGCGGGGTAGCGCAGCACCCGAACCGGGCGGGTCACCGGGTCCGGCATCCCCGGCCCGTCCACCGTGATCGTGTAGACGCCGTCGGCGGCGTAGACGTGCCGCGCCGGGTACCAGGCGCCGACCGCGCCCGCCTCGTCCGGTTCGGTGCCGTCACCCCAGTCGATCCGGTACTGATCGGCGCCGGTGGGCCCGTCGACGCCGGCGATGTGCAGCACCACCGCCCCCGGTGTCCGGGCTGAGAGCTGCGGCACCCCCACATACCGGGGCGCCCCGACCAGCCGCGTCGCCCGCCGGGGCACCGCGCCGTCGGGCAGCGCCGCCGCGACCTCGCTGACCCACACCAGGTACCCGCCGCCCGGGACCGGCAGGACGTAGTCGTGGTCCACGGAACCGCCGACGGGCAAGGAGCTCGGGGTGGTGCCGTCTCCCCAGCTGACGGTGCACTCCACCCGGGCGCCGGTGGCCTGGACGGTGACGGTCTGCCCGACGCCGCCGGCGGCGGGCGCCCAGGTCACGACCAGACCCAGGCGGGGGTCGGCCTGGTCGGGGACGGTGACGCTGCGGGTGGCCCGGCGCCGCACGTCCCCGTCGACGATCTCCTCGATGAGCAGCGGGTGATCACCAGCGGGCAGCGGGTCGGGGTTCGTGTGGGTGAGCTGCCCCGAGCTGGGCGCGACCAACGCGACGGTGTCGCCCGCGCCGAGGGTGATCTCGCAGGTCGACCCGGCGGCCAGGCCCACCACCTGCACCTGCGGCTGCGCGGAGTCCGGCGCGAAGCTGACCCGCACACCCAGCTCCCCGGTGTCGATCACGGTGGTGGTGACCCGGCGGGTCGCGATGTCGGTGACGGCCACCGTCCACCGCCCGGCCCGGGTGTAGGAGTGGCCCACTCGCGGGTCCGGTGGGTCGCTGCCCTGCCCGGGCTCCAGCTGCGGGACGGTGTTGTCTCCCCAGTCGACGCTGTACCCGGACGTGGTGGGCTCGTCCAGCCACAGCAGCACCGCCCACGGGTCCGCCGGGCCGGTGAACACCGTCGCTGTCGGGGCGTGGTCGGCGACGGTGATGAGGGTGCTCACCCGGCTGCTGGGCCAGGCCCGGTCGGTGACGGTCACCGTGTAGCTGCCCGCCGCCGGGTACAGGTGAGTGACCGTGCCCGCCGCCGCCAGCGACATCAGCGGCGACCCGTCCCCGAAATCGAGGGTCGCGCCGTGCTGGCTGAACCCGGTAGCGGTGATCTGCACCGCGAGCATCGCCCCCGGGCTCGGGGTCCAGGACAGTGTCAGCGTCAGCGGGCAGCAGTTCTCACGCACCAGCTGGGCGTGCGCGACCGCGGCGGCGCACCCCCCGAGCGGACCCAACGTGATCAGGGTGATCAGCTGCCAGGCGGTGTCCTCCAGCCACGGCGCGCACAAAAACGCCCGGTGCAGCGCGGTGAGGTCCAGGACCATGCCCGCCGAGAACTCGTCCATCTCCTCGTCGGGGATCGTGGTCGCGTCCTCGGCCAGGGTGGGGGCGCAGCGGTGCACCCCGACCTCGACACTGAGCAGCAGCCGACCCCCGGCGCACGGTGCCGGGTTGGACAGCGCGCCGACCCCGGGCAGCTGGGTGGTGGCCCCGAGCAGCCGCACCCACCCGGCGCCCTGCCCACCACCGGGGCACTCGCAGCCGCAGTCGTCGGCGGGCATCGCATGGTCGGCCTGGTAGATCACGAAGTGGCACACCGGGCGGCCGGTGAGCCCGAGCTGGGCCGCCGCCCCGGTACGGACCGCCTCCAACACCGGCCACAGCACCAGGTCCCCCGCCCCGTTCACGTCCCGGGCTCCCCCGGGTAGGTGCTGGCGGTGCGTTCGCCCACCAGCGGCGGGTCGTCGACCGAGAACACCGCCGGCGGGCCGCGGCGGGCCCGGGGGTTGACCGACGCCAGCCAGGTGTCGATCTCGGTGATCCCGATCCGGCCCTTACTGAGGAACTCCTGCTTGTCGATGATCCGGTAGGTGACGCCTTCCCGTTCGACCAGCTCGACCCGGGCCGGGATGCGGCACGCGGCGTCCCCGGTGCAGGCCCGCCACAGCTCGCAGGCCAGCAACGCCACCGCCCGCCGTCCGCCGGGAGGGACCGGGCGGCCCCGCCAGTACCGGATCCCGAAGGTGCCCAGAGCCGAGTCCGGTTGCCCGTCGACGGGTTCCAGCGGCCGGTCCAGGTGCTGGCAGCCGGGCCACCCGGCGCACCCGACCCGCAGCAGCCGGTCCGGTTCCACCAGGCGGTACTCGGTGGCTGGCAGTGCGGCGCCGTCGATCCACACCTCGATCGGGTACTTGGGTGCCGACACACCCGGCGGGTCCCGGAACACCGGGCCCGGTAACTTGATCTCCGGGGTGTACGGGCAGCCGCACCAGCCGACGTCGGCACCGCCGCAGGGGGTGTGCCGGCCGGGGCGCACCGTCACCCGGCACAGCCCGAACACCCCCGCCGTCAGGGACCACAGGATGGTGGTGGCGTCTTCCACCGCGAGCCGGTGCAGCTCGGTCCACACCGCCGGGTTCGGGGGCAGGCACCCGCAGCCGGGCGCCAACGGCCAGGTGCGGCACGGCCCGTCCGGGTCGGTCAGCGCCCAGGTCCCGTCCCCACCCGCCGCCGCCAGCTCCGCCGCCGCTGACGCGGCCGCCGGGTGGACCTGGTAGGTGGGTGAGCTCATCAGGGGGTGAACATCGCCGTCACCGGCGCCGCGCCGTTCGCGGCGTAGAACGTGATGGTCTGCGGCAGGCCGACCAGCCCCACCGCGTACAGGTGCGACTCGGTGGCGGTGGTGAACGCCTCGGACGTGCCGTCACCCCAGTGCACCGTGCCGGAGGACCCGATCGGGACGAAGTTAGTCACCGTCAGGTCCACCGACCGGGCCACCGCGACCGTCGCCGTGGCGGTGAGGATCGGGGCGACGGCGTCGGGGTTCCACAGCGGCTGCGCGCCGCACACCGCCACCGGCGGGGCCAGGGTGATGATCTCTGTGTGCAGGTGGTCGGGATCCCCGGTGGTGAGGAAGTCCAGCCCCGGCACGTCGAACCCGGGGTCGATCGGGTCCAGCAGCCGCGACGGTTCCCCGTCGACGTCGCGGGTCACCAGGTAGGGACCCACCCCCCACAGGCTGCCCGGCCGGGTGCGGCCCTTCTGCTTGAAACTGACGGCGGCGTTCGCGAACGTGACGCTTTCCGGTGCTAGGGCCACCACCCACGGCATCAGCAGGTACCCGCCGGGTTCCAGGGTCGGGTCGACGACCACCCCGGCGTCGAGCAGGCACGCCTGCCCCGCCCCGGCGCCGGTCACCTTCGGCCACAGCTCCAGCGAGTACCCGAGGGTGTCGGAGAACCGCTCGCCTTGGCGCCACCCGGTGGTCGTCACCCGGGACGCGTCGGTGACCCGCTTCCAGGTGCGGTTCATCATCAGGAACAGGTCCGGGTCAACCGCGCAGAACTCGATCGTCAGCGTGTACCAGGACACGGAGTCCTGGCCCCGGTCGTTGACGCAGAGCTCACCGGCCGCGTTCTTGACTTTGAACGACTCGCCGGACTCCACTTCGGGGGCGATCTCCACGGACACGAAACCCTTGCTGACGACCTGGCTCAGCGGCCCCCAGACGGGGCGCCCGCAGGCGTCGACGAGGGTCACCCGCAGGAGTCGGGCGCCGATGAACGAGGCGCACAGCGACGGTGGTGCGATCACGGGAGCAGTCACGGCTCACTCCTGCACTGTGCTGGTAGAGGGTGCGCCCCCGCCGGCCTGTGGGGCAGAACCGGCGAGGGCGGGTCCACCCCGCGAGAGGGGGCGGAATCCACCGGCGGGGGAACCGATGGACAACACGGGTGGGCCCGTCACGGCGGCCCTGGCCTGGTCAGGCTGGTTTTGATCGCCGCCACCGACATGCACGGCCAGTCCACGACGTAGAGCCGTTCCTCCAGCAGCAACCCGAGGTTCTGCTCCCGGTCGAACCCCCCGGAGGCCCAGTCGGCTGGTTCGATCAACCCGGAGCGGCGGACCGTGACCGGGGGGGTGGCGTAGAGCCACAACGCGGTGTCCGCGGACTGCCCGGCCGGCGCGCTGCCCGGGTAGCCCGTGCCGAACGCCCACGACGACCCCAGCACCGTCATCGCCCGGGGGCCGGCGGTCAGGGCCAGGACCTGGAGGAACGCCCGGGGCGCGAGCCACCGGGGGGCGTGGATGATCCCGACCCCGCCGGTCGTCGTCGCCAGCCACTGCTCCAGCAACCCGACCGCGTCGGGCAGATCCGGTGCCGCCGGTGAGGCCAGCACGGTGGCCTCGATCAGGTTGGGGACGTTGCCCAGCTCCCCGCTGAACACCACCCGCTCGACGGTGGCCTGTTCCCCGGCCAGGAACCGGGCCCGGAGTTGGCTGCGGGCCTCGGGTTGGGTGCGGCCCAGCACGCACGAGTCCCCGGCGTAGAGCCCGAACGGGGTGCCGACCGTGATCCCGGTGGTGGTGTCGGTTTCCTTCGGCTGGCCCAGCAGCTCCGGGGGCACCGTCGTCTCGCACGCCACCGGGTACGGGTCGACGCGGGTGCTGCACACCGCCTGGTACTCGACACCGCCGAGGGTGTGCGCGTCGGCGTCCTCCTGGATCAGCGCGACGGAGAACAACCCGAACTTGTGCGGCGGCGACGCGACCGGTGCCCGCACGGGCATCCGAGGCGCCGCCACCGGAGCGCTCATCGGCTCACACCCATCGCCGTCATCAGGTTGTCCCCTGGCCCCCCGGGTTTAGGTGGTCGTCACGGGAATCGCGGCCGACGGGGCGCCACGGACCCCGTCGACGTTCACCGCGATGACCCGGAAGTGGTAGGCCGTGGCCGTGGTCAGGCCGGTGACGGTGGTGAACGCCGCCGTCGGGGTGCCACCGCTGCCGGTGACGACGTCGGTCCAGGTGGCGCCCGCGTTCACCGAGCGCTGCACCTGGTAGCCGACCGCGCCGGGGACCGCCGTCCACACCAGCGGCGCCGTCGTCGCGGTCGGGGTCCCCGCCGACAGACCCGACGGGCCCGGCAACAGGGTCGTCACCATCAGGCACGAGTCCCGGTTCGGGCCGACGGCGCCGTTGGCGCACAAGTCGGTCAGCGACACCACGAACGTGCGGTTGCATCTGTTCAGCAACATCCAGGAGTCCTCGGTGAACATCGCCGAGTACTCGTTGGATTCCAGCTGCAACGGGTCGTACTGCACCCCGAGCGTGAGGATGTTGCCTTCGGAGTACACCCAGGACCCGGCCGGGTAGGCCATCATGTTGACCGAGCTCGGCCACCCACCGGGAGGCATGATCCGGCCGCCGACCGCGACGCCGTCGCCGAGCTCCTGCCAGTCCCGCACCCACTGCACCCGGGAGGCGTACGCGGCGAACAGGTCCGCGATCTCCCCGTCGGAGACCGCGCCGGTGGTCCGGCTCTGCCGCTTCTCGATGTCGCGTTTGAGGTACTCCCGGAACCACTCCGGGGCGATGATCTCCAGGGTGGCGCGCAGCGCCATCTTGTACCGGTTCCGCATCCAGGTCACCAGCAGCGACAACCGGTCCACGGCGGTCAGCGACGTCGACCCGATCGCCCCCGACCCGGCCTGCACGCTGAACGGCGGGATCGGGTCACCGTGCGCCTGCAGGTAGGCGATCTTCATTTCGTTGAGCCAGTGCTGGTGGTGCACCAGCACCTCGGACAGGAACCGCTCCAGGCCCTCCGGGAAGGTCCGGTCCCGCAGCAGATCCGACGTCACGCACAGGTACGCGACCGAGGCCCGTGTGTCACGCCAGGCCACACACGGGCCCTTGATGCAGCGTTTGAGGTTGCCCAACCCGGTCCCGGGTGGGACGTCGGCAGCGTCACGGTGAAAGTAGGTCGGGTTGTCCAACCCGACACCCGGGTCCGCCGGCGGGTCCGGGTAGGTGACGACCGTGCCGTGCCACCCGTTGCGGGCCGAGTCGACCTGCTGCTCGGGGTACTGGGTCCACACCGGGTACCGGATCCCGCCCCGGCTGGGCATCCCGGTGGTCGGGAGGTCGATCATGCCTTCCGCTGTCGCCAACGCCGGGCACAGGGTGTAGTCGGTCTGGCTGGGTGTGCACCACACGTCGTTGTAGACCCCGGGCGCGGCGGCCGCGGCGGTCAACGCCCGCTGAGCCACGAGCAGGGAACCGCCGGCGAGGCGACGTTCGTCCGCGACCCGGTCCAGCGCCGCGAGGTCCCCGTAGTCACCGGAGAGGCGGTGCTCCGGGTCGAACTCGCGGTGCACCAGCCCGACGTTGGCTTTGTACATGCTGCCGGTGGGCTGCCCGGACGGGAACGTGCCGTACCGTGCTCCGGCGGCCGCCGCGAGCTCGGTCATCGACAGGTTCGCGCCGCTCGCGATGTTTGGGACCTCCGCTGACGCGGTGATGACGTAACGCCGCCACGGCGCCACCTCCCCCGCCGGGGACACGGCCGGCACCGCCCCGCCGCCGGCGGCGACGACGACCGCGGCGGTGCTGGGCCGCGCGGTGGTCGTCGCCAGCGCGGCGGCGGGGGCGGTCGCCTCGGCGGCGATTTCCGCTGGGGACGGAGCAGCTGACCCGGGCCCAGCGGTCGCCGCTGGGTCAGTCGTCGCAGCGACCACCCCACCAGCCACCGTCAGGTCCGGTTCCGGTGCCTCGACCACCACGGGTGCGGTGCGCACCCGGTCGGCCATCGCCGTGACCCGCCCGGCGAGGGCGGCTCGGTCAGCGCGGACCAGGCGGACGGCGTCGGCCACGTCGGCCAACGCCTCCAGGGTGGGGGCGTCGGCCGGGTTGTATCCCTGCCCGTCCCCGTAGAGCTCCTCGAACTGGGCTACCGCGCCCGCTTCCAGGGCGGCCAGGTCGGTGTCGGGGCTGGGGGCTTGGGCCAGGGCAGCGGCGAGCGCCGCGATCCGGGCCTGCCCCGCGGCGGGACCGTCAGCGGCCAGAGCCAACGTGAGGAGCTCTTCAAGGTCCATCCGGGGAGCCTCCGTACACACCACTGATGTGGGTGCACCCGGACACATGGCTCCAGACGATGCGATGGACGCTGGGGTGCCAGCCGACGCTCCCAAGGAGGTCGGGCCGGTCACCCGCTGGCCGATGCTAGCCCGATCGGGAACCGTCGCGCTCAGCCACCCCCGCCGGGCGTGTCGGTTTCACTCCCTGGAGTCGGCTGCAGAACCTTCATCGTGCCCCCGGACAGGGCGGTGGCCTGCGCCGCCTGCCACTTCTGGGGAAACGTCACGACCACCGCGTTCGGGTAGGTGACCTCGTACAGGGGTGCGGTGCTCCCGGGCGCAGCCACGGCACCGGACACCGCGCTGCGCACGAGAGCGGCGGCTGTTCCTCCCGCGCAGTTGCATCCCACCTCAGTTCCCCCGCACCCGCGCCGCCGCGGCGGCGACCCGTCGGTCGACCGTGGCGGCGGCCTGGAAGTCCCGGTACAGCCGCCACCCGTCCGGCGCGCCCGGGCGTCGGGTGGTGCTGCGGTGTTTCGCGCCGGTCCCGACGACCCCGCAGGCCACCAGCGCCGCGAGGGACCCGTCGGGGTAGCGGCGCAACCGGATCCGGGCCGGCGCCAACCTCGGCCGTGACCCGCCGGCGGCGGCGACCAGCGCCACCACCGCCGGGTCGTGCGCGACGTGGAACGCCGGGGTGCTGCACGCGCACGCCGCGATCATCATGTTGTCCCGCCAGTCCCCGCTGAACGAGTAGCGGTGCAGGAACAGCACCCCCGCCGCCGATACCCCCGGCCGGGGGACCCCCGACACCCAGATGCCGAACTCGTCCTGCCCGGCGACCACGTCGGCCAGCACAAACAGCGGGTTGTCGTAGTACATCTGGGCGGCGGCCAGGGTGACGCCCTCGTCGGTGCCGGCGTGACCGTCAGCGGTCAGCGGCCCGGTCAGCACCACCGACCCGTCGGTGGTGACCACCGGGTGGCGGTGGAAACGCGGGTAGCTGCCGCCGTGCGGGCACCGTGGCGGGGGGCAGCCGAACACCGCGTGCACGGTGTCCCAGTCCGCGACGTGCCCGAACACCCACCGCCCGTCATCGCTGACGGTCACCTTCGTGATGCCGGTCAGGTTCGGGTTGCGGAAACACCTCGGGTCCGGGGTTTCCCAGGAGCGGGCCGCGACCAGCTCGCACCACTGCGCCGATCCCGGGGTCGCGGCGGTCACCGCCGCCACCGTCGGGGGCGCCGCCGACGCGACCAGCGCCTCGGTGTCCAGCCGCCACACCGCGTCGGCCCCACCCAGCTCGCCCGGCGGGGTGTCGGTGATCTGCACCCACCCGGTGTGGAACGCCGGGTCCTGGGCCAGGGTCGCGCCGGCGAAACGCCACGAGTGGTAGTACTCGATGGGGCTTTTCCCGATGTCCTTGCCCTCCAGCCAGTCCCAGAACTCGTCGTCGTCGGGTTCGTCGACCTGCTTACCGTCGGCGTCGAGCCACCGCAGCTCGGCTTGGGCATCGTCCAGGTCGGCTGACACGGTGCCCGCGTACCCGTCGCCGATCTTGCGGGCCACTTCCATGGCGTCGTCGTCACCCGGGTCGAACGTGCCCGCCCCCCACAGGTGCGGCACCATCTGCCCGTCGACGTCGGCGTCGGCGATCCAGACCACCTCCGGCCGCCCCACGGTGATCTTGCCTTCGTGGCCTTGGGCGGATTCTCGCTGGTAGCACAGCCACGGGTGGTTCGTGACCCGGTAGCCGTCGTCCGGGATCCCGATCACCCGCTGGATCATGCCGCTGTCGCCGGTGCGGTACTCCATCGCCATCAGCGGCCCCGACCAGCAGGTCGGCATCGGCGCGGTCTCCTCACCGTCCCCGGCGCCGGAGTCGCCCTCCTGCACCGCCGCGGTGGTGGTGGCGGTGGCCGTGCTGGGTTCGAGCATGACGCCGGCGGCAGCGGTCACGGCTAACTCCTCGGTGTCCGTCAGGGAGATCAGGTACTCGCTGTACGCGGCGCGGGCGGCCCGCGCTTCGGCGGCGTCAAGCCAGAGCAGCACGCACCGGCAGTTGACCGAGTTGCCTGCCCCGGCGCGCGGGTCGTGCGGGTAGGCCAGCGCCTCACCGCCCACGTCGAAACTCTCCCCCGGCCCGGCGACCATGCCGTCCGCGACCAGATGCGCCAGCCGGGTCCGGGAGTCCGTGGTGGCCAGCCACTGACGCGACAGCTCCTCCCCGAACTGCTCCGACCGGGCCAGCCCGGCGTGGTAGGCGCCGGTGCTGTACGCGGCGTGCAACTCGGTCCGGGCGATCGTCGCCACCCGGGGCGCCCAGGTGTCCAGATGCAGCAACTGGGCGATCCTGGTCCGTAACTGGTCGGGGGTGTCATCAGCCACGACCGACTCCACGACCGCCGCCCGCACCGCGTTGTACAGCTCATCGGGCCAGGTCGCACCGGTCAGCCGGGTCGCGGTGTCGGCCAGGTGCGCGGCGAGGTAGCCGGTGTCGGACACCACGTCGATCTGCTCGGCACCCAGGTTCGCCGTCCAGCCCGCCCGCCAAGTCTGGGCCACCACCGGGGCCAGGAACCGGTCGGTGGCGGCGTCCCACACCACCCGCGGTGGCCAGGCGTCCAAGTTCGGGGGCAGCTCCGCAGGGTCGGCGTCGGCCACAAGAGTGTCGGTGACGGTGGTGTCGTGGGCCAGTACCGCAGCCCTGGCGGCGTCGAGGTACCGGGTCATCGCCGCGCCCACGGCGGCCGTCATCGGCGTCTCGCCCGCCGCCAGCACCGACCGGGCCGGCTCGGTGGCGGGCAGCCAGAGGTCCTGGTCGTCGGGCATGGGCCACCACCCCTCACGATGCTCGAGGGTCAGTGCCCGGCCACTGCCGCCAGTCGACACGATCACACGGTCGCCTCACTGTAACGGGCCGGGCGGCTGCGCATCCGTCAACTCGGTCAGGCACCCCGCCGCGATGAGCACCCCGGCCAGGGCCTGACGGTCGTGCGCGATCCGCGCCACGATGATCGTCTGAAGGTACAGGACGATGGCCTCGCCCACGCACTTCGCGATCTCCCCGGTGGTGGGGGCGGTGCGGTGGAACAGGGCCAACGCCCCGCGCAGCAGCTCGTCAACGTCGATATCGACCACCGGCAGGATCGTGTGCCAGTGCAGCGGGTCCACCTGCCGCAGCCGGTTCGCCCGGTTGCGCAACGCCCGCGAGTGTTTGCGGAGCAGCCGCCGGTTAGCGGTGATCAGGGCGCCAATCGCGGCGAGCTCGGCGTAGCTCAGCCAGGTCTGCTGCGCCGTGGTGGCGACGTCGGTCGTCACAGCCGTCAGGGGAAGCTGGGCAGCGGCCCGGCCAGGGCCGTCTGGTCGCGGCTCACGGGCTCGCCGTCCCCGTCGTCCGCGTCGTCGATATCGGGGCTGGGTTCCAGCACGGCCACGAACCCGACCAGGTAGGAGGCGCCAAGGGCCATCGCCGGGATCAGGAACCCGGGGTGGTCATTCCAGAACCAGGCCGCGGTGGCCACGGCGAAGCACCACCACACCCCGACACACCAGGGGCAACCCAGCAGCTCCACCAGCCACAGCCGCGCGCGGGCAATCCTCGGGCGCGGCGGTGGCGGCAGCTGACGGTGCTCAGCTACGGCTCTGCGCTGCGCTGCGGTGAACGTCAGCCGGAGAAGGACCCACTTGCGGGCCGGCTCGGTCACCGTGTCGCGCGTTGTGAGCCTCGTCAGCCTGGCGCTCGCGAGAGCCACCAGCAATAGATCAAACGGACCCATGCCGGGTGACTCTAGGTTCGACCAAGCTCGGACCGCCAACTGGGCGTCGGCGACTCCTGCCACCACCACAGCGTCCCGAACGCCGCCCGGACGGGGTGTGGGTAACACCGGAACCCAGCCGTGCGATAATTCAGATGGACGGCCCCGGTGGGCACCTGAGCACCCCGCGAGTCCTCTGACCTGCGCGGAACGTCATCACCCCTGCGAGGGATTGAAACACTCTGCTCGACACCGGCGAGACCCCCCGTAAACCGAAGGGCTCACGAGAGCGCCACCAGCTCCCCCACGCGGAGCG